TTTACAAGATAAAGTGGTATTGGGGAATTTAGAAGCCAAAAGGGATTTTGGACACGCAAAAGATTATGTAAAGGCTATGCAAATGATGTTGCAGTTGGAAAACCCCGATGATTTTGTTGTTTCAACGGGAGAAACTCATTCAATAGATGCCATTGTTGACTATGTTTTTGAAAAACTAAACCTCGATAGGTCAAAAAACCTTGAAATTTCAGATAAATACCTTCGACCTAACGAACTACACCTTTTAAGGGGGGATAGTGCGAAATTTCGCACCAAAACGGGGTGGAAACCCGAAATTTCGTTTGAAGCAATGCTTGACGAAATGATTGAACATCAAAAAAATAAATTTTAGACCTATGATTGTTGTTGATATTAACGAAAATCAAACGGAAAGGGCAAAAACACGCCTTGACATTAAAAGAAACGAAAAGACAATAAGCAACGATGTAGAACAAGCCAATTTTATTGGGTCTTTAGGAGAAATTATTGTTTTCGATTATTTTAATGAATTAGGGCATAAGATTCAAGATTTCAGTTGTAAAGATTTTGATTTAATAATTGATTGCCATAAAATAGAAATAAAAACAAAAAAAAGCAGGGGAATACCTCAACCATCTTGGCTATGTTTGATTGCCGAAAAATATATGTATCAAAATCCCGATTTTTATTTTTTTTGTACTATTAACTTGCAAAATAAAAAAGGATTTATTTGTGGTTACATTTCAAAAATTAATTTCGTGAAATTATCAAAGTTCCAAAAAAAGGGAGAAAGGGATGGGGACACTAATTTTTTCTTTAAAGAAAACAATTATGTTCTTCCTTTTCACCATTTGAATAAATTTACTTCCAAAAGTTAAATGTTACCATCTTCAACCTTATCCAATATGCCGTGTATAAAACATTTTTGGGGTTTGATTCTAAAATATCAATATGGGATTTCACAAACCTTTCAATATCAGTAATCGTTTCGGCAGGGCTTAAAACAAACTTTTCTCCACGAATTTTGTCAAAGTCAAAATCGTTCCAAAATGCCTTGCAATCTGCAAGTTTAATTTCATTGAAAGGCGGTTTCTGATTTTTCATTCTTCAAAATAAGTGTTTGCATAAATGGGCGTTTTTTCGCCAATGTAAGTCGAAAATGTATTGTAGCCAAGCCATTCAGCAGCATCGTCTAAAGATAAATCTCCTTGTTCCGAACACAATGAAATCATTTTTTCTATTGAGTACACAAGTCGGTAATCATTTGATATTCCAATTATTGCATCATCGTACCCATCGGGGTCGCCATTGAATCCTACGGGCTTATATGCCCCTTCTTGTTCTGCTTGTTCTAAAATTAGAGTTAAATCTCTCATATTGATTTTCAGTTAGTTAAAGGTTAATTGGTTTGAAAATAAGTTTGGAATATCTTTTTTAGGAAAGTATTTACATCCGCTTTTTCCGTAATCAAAATGCTCTATTGAAAAATAAACTCTTGAAATGTTTGTCAATTCTGAAATTATAGTTGGCGTTAGTTTTTTTCTGAAAATAAGCCCCCTGCCAATAACATACTCGCAAAGTTTTTTCGTTGTAAAATCTTCAATGTAGTTCATTCCATATCGGTATTCCACGAAATCCATTCTATTGAATCTCCTTCCTACAATCTCGCCAAATGTTATTATTAACCCTTTTTGTGCTATTTGTAAAGCAAAGTCAAAACACTCAAAAGCACTACCAAAAGGGTCTAAATCTACAATATCAAATTTGTTTTTTCTTTGAGAAAACAAAAAGTCAATAGCATCCATTTTGTAATCAGCACCATCTACATACAAGTCATTGTCAATAACTTGGTAGTCAGTATTTTTTTTGTACCAAGAAACGCCACCGCTAAAAACATCAAGTATAGTTGTCGCTTCTACTTTACTTAAAAATTCGGCATTAGTTCGATATTTTTCAGCCCTATGCTTGACGTTATACTTGTCTAACTTTTTCATTAGTTTGTAGTATTTTTTATTGCACGAATAAGAAGTCCGTTTCAATAAAGAACCTATTTCTTCAAATGAAACATTGTTTTTTTTGTAGTCCAACAAAATTTCAATTTCTTTTTTAGTCCATTTTTTCGGCTCTGATTTTATCACCCCATTTTCAAAATGCTTATTCATAAAGTATGAGTTTTTTTAGTTGTTTTTGAAAGCCAATAATTTTTGTTCCCTTTTCTTAAAATTTTCTTTTATTTCAACCATTTTCCTAATAGAAATCAAGTTTTCCTCACTCGGATTTTGTTTTAATTTTTCAATTTTTTCATCAATCTTTTCAATGCAAATACGAAGTTGAAGAATATCACGAAGCACAAACGGGAAATCTTCGGCAGATACAAATGATAGTTCGGGAAAATCACCCTTTAGGTTCAATTTTGAAATCATTTTCAAAAACAACCCTCCTTCGTAATTATACATTTTACTTTGAAATTCGGAATAATCATCACACGAATCAATGATTGATTGCACCCCTTCCAATCCATTTCCAAGCACAATTTCGTTCAAGTCCAATGTGTTTGCCATAGAAACAAAAATACTATCAACCTCATTGTTTCCAAAAACCCTAAAATTACTGCCATACCTTGACATAACAGCAACGTATTGAATCGAAATGTTATTCAAATGAAAGTTGTTGTTAGTTTTTGTAACCTCTCTGAATCGTTTTTCAATCGTTTCTACTGATACCCTTCTACGCACATCGGGAATGATGCCTTTGGCTATTTTCAAAGTCAGATTTTGAATTTCAATTTTCTTTTCAATATCATCTTCGTTTTTCGCCTTTGAGTACAAAAAATCAATCCAATCTAATTTTTCATTCTCAAAAAATTGCTCTGCTTCGTTATTTTCTCGGAAATAGGAATCGGGGTCTTGTTCTTCGGGCAGGGAAACAATTTTAACCACAAAGTCCTCGTTCAATAGAATCTCCAACGCTTTTAGAGTTGCTTTTTTACCCGCAGAATCGGAATCGTAGCAAATAACAATTTCATCGAAGAATTGCCTTAATAACTTTGCTTGTTCGCTTGTTAATGCAGTACCCATTGGTGCAACCGAATTAGTAACGCCAAGTGAGTGCAACCGAATTACATCGAAATTTCCTTCCACCAAAACGCACCACTTTTTGTTGCTCATTTTTGCGAAGTTCAATGCGTAAAGATTGCTGCCCTTCTTAAAAATGTCGCTATCCCTTGAATTAAGGTATTTAACTTGGGAATCGCTATAAATAGCCCTTGCTTGGAAACCAATAATTCTCCCACTTTTACTCCATACGGGGAATGTTATGCGGTCAAAAAAAATGTGGTTTTGTTTAAGAAAGGCATCTATTTCAGTTTCCTTTTGTGGAAACTTGCTATTAAGAAAATCCCGAAGCAAATCATTAGTCCTACTCGCAAAACCGATTTCAAATTTCGCCAAAATATCATTGTCAAAACCCCTTGATTGTAGGTAGTCCAAAGGTTCTTGACTTTTTGAAAGGACACGCTTGTAATAGTTGTTTTGCTCAACCAAAAACTTTGAAGTGAAATTGGGTTCTGACTTTGAAAGAATTATGCCATTTTCTTCGGCAAGTAATTTCAACGCTTCGCCAAATTCTAACTTTTTGTATTCCATTACAAAATCAATCACGCTACCCGATTTCCCACACCCAAAACACTTGAAGGAGTTGGTCTTTTTAAAAATGTGTAAAGAGGGCGTTTTTTCATTATGAAATGGGCATAAACCACTCATTGAAGTACCCGTGTTTTTTAACTTAACATAAGCCCCTACAACATTGACAATCGGCAATTCCCGAATAGTCATTATATCATCAGTAAAATTCGACATAAAAGGCAAATAAGTTTTGACAAAAATAGGCAACATATTTGCAAATGCAATACATAGTACATAAATTTGTCAAAAAAAAGATGAATCCTATTCTCAATCGTATTGAATTTAAAGGGAAAACGGGCAATTTTGTTTTCTTTGACAAAGAGTTGAAGGAAGAAGTGCCTATTCCCCTTGTAAGGTTTGTAATCCTTAAAAGCACATCACAAATTACGGGTTACAATCCCAAGTGTGGCTCTATTTGGTCGAATGAAGTCGAATCAATACGGGAAGAAGAATTAGTTGTTAGGTGCAAGAACATAGGCAAGTTGTGTCAAGGTGCTTATTCCGAATTAAAAAACACTCTGCCGAAGGGGTCAAAGTACACAACCAATCTTTACATTGTAGCAAGTATAAACAACAAAGTAGGTATCTATATTTTGCGTTTGGTTGGCGGTGCTTTAAATGAGTGGATTGAGTTCAAGCAGAAAAACCCCGATGTTTACAAATCCACGATATTAGTGCCAAATTTGGCAAAAAGAATGAATGGGGCTATTGAATACCTTGTACCCGTATTTGCTTTGCGGAAATCAACGGAAATTGAGGAAAAAACCGCAAAAACATTGTGGGGCAGATTGCGGGAGTGGGAAAAAGCGAAAATCTAATCTTTCGACAAAATAATACCCCAACGACCATACGAATCACAAGCAAAACGGGCATCGGTTAATTTGTATTGCGAAAAATTGTTTTGAACAAAATTTCGGTATTCAAGGCAATCAGCCCTATCATCGGTATCATCAATGTAGAGTGCGTGTTTTGTAATTTTTATGTGGTTTTCAAGAAACGGCATCCTTTGGTGGTTTCCAAAATCATAAAGGGTATATTCAGAATTTAATTCAAGAACTTCCGATTGTTTTTCAATAGCGATAAAATTGTCGGTGTTTAATCCTGCCAAAAAACAAATATCTTTTACCGCTTCCAAGTAATCCCTATCGGGGTCAGTACAAACTATGTTCGGAAAAATGTGCCGTAAAACAAAAGAGGAAGCCCCCGCCCCCGCATTTAGAATTTTAGAATCAGTTGTAGCCAAATCCTTAAAAGCCATTAAACATTCAAAACTTGATGCCATTCCATTCGGCAATCCGTTTCTTCCACCTACATACTCCACCATTCCAATAGGTGCGTGTTGGCTGAAAAGTTGGAAATATAAAAGGTATTTTTCGTAAAGTTCGTGGTTCATAACATTCCTCGTCTTTTTTTCTGCTCTAAAGAGTTAAATTCGTGGTTATCAGAAACGAGTTCAAAGTTCTTTATGTGCCAAATAGCGGTACGCCAATAGTGGTGTTTCGGCTGTGCAAAAATGTGTACTTCGTTTGCTCTCAAAATTGGGATTTCGATTGCTTCGGGTAAAAATTCCAAATTATCTAAAATTACCATTCCATCTTGGACAAGGTTTTGTTTTGAAATAAGTTCCAAACACTCTTTCCGAAAACTGCCATCAACAATAATTAAATCAAAAACCCCCATTGTTTTTAACGGCAGAATGTAATCTTGTAATTCTTCCGCAAAAATAGCGTGAACATTGTGGCTGTTTTTTTCATTCAAACCTTCCAAAACCATATTGTACCATTGTGGATTGTCGTCAACGGCAACAACGCTTTTTGCTTTTTTTGACCACCAAATTGTAGATGCCCCCATTCCGAGTTCCAAAATTCTTTTGTCAGAAAAGTCGAAATAGTCAATGATTTCTAAAGAAGGTTCGGTGTAATGTGGATAAAGCAAATTCATTTCTTTGTCCACGAATTGCCACTCGTTAGGATTGGTCAGTAAAGGGTGCATTTTAATAGTTTTGATTTGCCCAATAGAATACATCAAAGGTGGTTTCAATTTCAGTTAAATCCAAAAATTTTTCTTTGTGCTTTTCTAAAAAAATATGAATTTTGGGTTCAATCCAACCCGCAGAGCCAATGTGAAGGCATATTTCATTGCTTTCTTCATACTCTTTTGGGAAACCTAAATCTAAATCGGGTACAAAATTTTTGGAAAACAAAAAATCCCTTGTTGGCATACCCTTTAAAAAGTGTTCGCATTTTGAAAGTGTGCCTTCCAAAATGTAATTTTCGGAAAAAAGCGGAAGTATTTTTTGTTGCAATAAATCTTGGTCAGAACCTTTTTTTGAAAAATCAATTTTTGAATCGTTTACCAATTCATCCCAAGTTTGAAAGTTCGTGTGTGCAATGAATCTTTCGCACCTAAATCCAATCATACCGCCCATTAGCGGAATAGTGTGTTGGTCGTTATCGGTTATTGCGTGAATAACTGCACCGCTTAAAATCCAATCTTCAACACAAAGCCGTTCCCGAAGTGTAAGTGGGGCATCTACATCCCTGCAAATTATGTGCGTGTATTTTTCGGAAAAAATCGGTTTTAATCGCCAAAGCATTTTTTTGGTAAAAGCATCGTTGTCATTTGCCAAAACAATTTCAATATCAATTTTTTGCAACCATTCGTTAGCATAAAAAACGCTTTCCGAAACAATCAAAACAATTTTCCAATCGGGGTAAAGTATTCTCGCCAATTTCAAATTAAGCATAAGCCCCCGTATGTATGTGTTAAAAGAAAACGAATCTGCGGGGTGTGAAAAAAGGGCGTAAACGATTACTTTCATTCTGCAAAATAAGTGTTTTAAAGGGTTTTCAGCAAATTAACATTCTTTAACTAAAATTATTTGCAACCCAAATATCAAGCACCGAAATTTGTTCCAACCAAAAATCAAAAATATGTTCTTCATAGCCCCCCACAAAAAAGCCGCCAAAGAAATGTGTGAGCCAAATTTTTTCGGAGTTCGGAAAATTAAAAGTATTTCAAAGTACAATGAAATGTGCGTAGGCGTTTGGTATGAAATGCACTATTGGTCAAGCAACCAAAAAATGTTTATGCGTGATGCTAAATTGTGCAACCTTGAAATTCATTTTGTAAAATTCAACGGAGAATACCTGCCCGTAGCGGTTGGCGATTTATCGAATCTAAAAAGCGAGTCCGAGTTTAAGCAAAAATTCAGCAAGAGGTTTAACGATATGATTGCTTATGTCAAAAAATGAAATAATTGATGATTGCATTTGCGGTTCTTTATCCGATTTAGAACGAATAAAGCGTGAAATAAGACAAGAGCATATCATTGTGTATGAAGGAGAGGTTTTGCCATTTGCCATTGGCAGGTACAACCAAGAAATTAAATACAAGAAAAAGAAAAAATGAAATCAAAAATTAGTCAAACAAAACGGCTATTTGTTGACCGAAATGAAAGAGTTTGGGAAATAGAAAAGGTGTCGCTTCCAAAAAAAAAGGGTGAATACATTTTTTATACTGCCGACTGCATTTCAAACAAAAAATTGGGAATAAGAGAAAACAAACTATCTGAAATCAAAAAATCAATTTTAAAATGTCAGTAATTACAATTAACGAAAAACGAAAAATCTTCATTGACAAAAATGATGATGTTTGGATTGTGGAAAAAGTGAGTATGCACGTTAAGGGCAGAACCCGAAGAAAAATGTTTTGGGTTGCGGATTCAATAGATATGAACAAAAAAGGAACTTATGATAGTTTGGTTACCAATGTTATTAACCATCTGAAAGAAAATTATGGGGAGAGCAAATCTTCGCTTAAAATCACAAAACCAAAACCTATTTAGAATTGTGCGTAGTGTGTAGGTAGTGCGTGTAGCGTGTGTGTAGTGCGTGTAGTGTGCGTAGTGCGTGTAGCGTGTAGGTGGTGCGTGTAGTGTTTATGTAGTGTGTGTGTAGTGTTTATGTAGTGTGTATGTAGCGTTTGCAGTATGCGTACTATTAAAGCGTAGCCCCGAAACCCCCTATTTTCAAGGACTTTCAAATCCATTAACATTTCTTAACAAAAGATATTTGCATTGTGAATAACAACCCCCATATATTTGCGTTACCAAACAAACACAAATCACAAGTTATGTCCAAAAAACCAATGTCAAAAATTTACCAAAATTTGAACGACAACCTTCAAAAACTTTTAATTCTGCAAATAGAGGAACATATTGCAAATGTAAAAGCAGAAATGTACGACCAACCCTACCGAAAAGAAATCACAATTTTATTCAACCATTTTTTCTACGATTTTAGAAATAATCAAATTCGTGGTTTGCAAGATTCAACGAATGTAATTACCGATAAAAAAGAGCAAATAACGCTATGGGATTTTACGAACTATGATTTAATTCACATACTTCGGCAATTTGAACTAAACGCTTTTATTATTTAAAAAAACCAACCACATAAAACCAAACAAATGTCAAAGTCAAGAGATTTTTTAATACGCAATGAAATTTTTGTAGGCGAATTAGTAAGAGAAATAAAATTGTGCCTTCATCTGCAAAATGCGAAAACAATTTCATTCAAAAATCCAATCAAATTAAAAACGCAAAATTGTTTTGGCGAAATAATGGGAATTGATGAAAGTGAGATTGCTTTTTCACCCGAAGATTCCTGCTCTTTTAAAGACCTTGAAATAACCGATTTAATTGCCATACTTACCGAAATTGAAAGGGGCGAGTATGTAATAACCGAAAATTTATTAGAACATTAAAAACCAAACAAAATGAAAACAACGACCTTCATTGACCTTAATACGATTTACGAACAAAAAATCGAAACCGAAAATTGGGTAATTTCTGAAACGATATTGTCCGATGAAGAAGTGAGAATGGAAAAAATGCGAAACTTTAGAAATTATTGGTATGTCGCAGGTTTACAAGCGAATTTCAAATACATTGTTTTGCGGAAAAAAGGTAGTGGCGTTTGGATGTCAGATACTCCAATGGAACGAAATTCAAACCGAAATTTCATTCAAAAAGCAAATGGCGATGTTTTAATTTTTGGACTTGGGCTTGGGTTAATTGTCTTTCCATTACTTGACAATCCCGAAGTAAAGTCAATCCGAGTTATTGAAAAAGAAAAAGAAGTAATTGACCTTATTTCGCCTTACATAAAAGCAAAAGACACCTTTAACAAGGTTACTATTGTTGAAGGGGATTGTTTTGAATACAAAACGAAAGAAAAATTCGATGTTATCTACGGAGATATTTGGAGAGATATATCTACTGATAATTACGAGGAAATGAAGCAATTAACGAGGGCTTGGAAAAACCGAGTAAACCGAGAAAATCCTAACGCTTTCATTAGCCATTGGCTCAAGGACTACTTGAAGGGCGAAATCCAAAAAGAAAAGCGGGAAAATTCTTATTGGAGATATTAACAAATTTTAACTAAAAATACTTGCAACATAAATATCAAAGCAATAAATTTGAACTATGAAACTTGACAAAATCTTCATTGAGCATTGTGATAAAAGTGGTGTAAGCATCATTGCTTTTAATTACGATAAAAAGAAGGAAACCTATACTGCATTGGTGCGTGGCGAACCTAAAAAAGAGGACTTTACAACCATTGAAAAAACAAAATCGCCATACGGAAACGCTTTTTATGTAACCCTTAAATACTCGCTATAATGAGAGCAATCAAAATCAATGTTGAAAAACAAATCTTTGAAGAAATTGAAATCAAAGATTGGACTGAAATCGCACCCGCTATTGGCAACAAATGTGAAATTTTTACTTGCCCGATTACGCTTGAAAATGGCGATACAATGTACTGCGATGATGAAGGACTATTTACCGAGCAATTTGGTGGAATAATTATGAAAGATTGGCAATACCCGTTGCTTGGAAATATCATTCTGCTTAATGCAGATGAAGAAGGCGATAGCACCCCTGCCGTATCAAAAATTGAAGATTTAAAAGGACAAATCCGTTTTATTACCAAACAACAAGCAAATGAGTACCAAAAACAATTTTTCTGATTGGGAATTTACCCCCGTTATTGACAAAGTATTTGCATTTCAGTTGGTAGATGGCGACACCCAAAAAATGAAGGAATACTGCCCCGAACTAAAAATTTACAATGATAAAATTGGCAATACATTTGTCGAAATAGAAGGAAACACCTTCATATTGTTAGATACTTGGTGGCTAATTTTTTTCGATAAAAAGCCAATACGAATACTTAACAACATTCAATTTTGGAAGGATTATGTTAAAAATTAAATCAACAATAAAACCCGAAAACCCCGCAGAAAACTTTAATGAGTGGATGCAATTTATTAAAACCCAAATCGAAAATGAAAAACAAATCAATCAAAAAAAACCTACAAGAGTTTATTGTAAAAACGCTTGAATCCCGTAACGAATTTATTACATCAAAAGACATTTCTGAAATGTTTAATTCGGTTACGGGATATAAAACCGATGCTGCCTCCATAAGAAATTCAGTACACGAATTACGGGCAAATAAAATCAGTCCAATTATTGCTTCAAGGAGGGGCTACAAAATAGCCACAACCAAACGGGAAATTCAAGAACAAACAAAGCGATTGGAAGAAATGGTTTTTGAAATTATGGATGCATTGGCAGGAATGGCATCAATGGCGGAATCCCTAAAATTCAATTTTGAAGTCAAAAAAAAGGGGAAACAACAATTCGCTATTTATTCTCCAATCTTTGAGCAAATTATTGCCGAAATAAAAAATGGCGGAAAAATTTTGGAAGTGCTTAAAAAGTACAATGTTTCATACCAAAAAATAAGCAAAGAGGACAAAATTAAAATGCGACAAGTACGCTTTAACAATCCCATCCCGATACAAATGAAAAGGGAAAAGCAGAAAAAAAAGCAAAACCAAATAAATTCGGAGTTGGTTACAACGGCTGTAAGCAAAAAAAGAGGTCGCAAAAAACATACGATTAACTTTTCCGATGTTGCCGACAAGTTTTTTGAGGAACTTAAAAAAGGCAGAACAAGGGGCGAACTTTTGCTTGAATACAACATTGGGTATCAAACATTGACAGCAGAGGATAAAATTAAGATAAGGCAAATTAAATATCCGAATCTTGTACCTTTACAATTAAGAAGAAATATCCAAAAAACTTGATATGAATTACACTATTGAAATTGATGCAGCAAAATTGTTCGACCCTATTGTTATTGCTAAATTTTGCAATCAAATGGTTGAAATGAATCATCATAGAGTTTTTCCAAGAACAACTTTAGAATCAGCAATGTTCGTAAATGTAGAAAAACAAGGCGTAAAAAGAACTGCCTTAATTGTTTTTCAGATTACCCAAAATGAGGGCAACGATTTTTCTGAAAAGGAATTTGATGTTGAGATTGTTGGAGTAGCCCTTTGCGATGAAAAGCCAAGCGAGGAAAAAGTATTGGAAATAGCCAAAGAAATAAAAGCACATTCAGTTGCCATACTGAATTAAACATACCCATTTGGGTTTTTTGGTTGGTTGCCCGAAACCTTTGTAATAAAGCGTTTCGGGCTTTTTTAAAATTCAAAAATTTGACTAAATTTGTCAATTATGAATATCTTTGCAATTCATTCAAATCCCTTCATTTCGGGTTCTCATTTGGTGGACAAGCACATTGTCAAGATGCCCCTTGAAACGGCTCAAATGCTATGCTCAACGCATACTTTGGTAGAATCGGGAATAAAAACCCCATACCTACCTTCTCATTTAAAACATCCCTGCAATTTGTGGCTTACCAAAAGCGAGGAAAATTACGATTGGTTAATTTTTCACGGAATTTCACTTTGCTTTGAATACAACGAGAGATATAACAAAGTCCATTCGTGTTTACAAGTTATTTTGTGGGCTGAACAAAACCGACCTAAATTGCCAAAAAAATCAATTACCCCATTTGCTATTGCGATGCCCGATGTTTACAAAATATCCGACAATCCTATTGAGTGTTATCGTGAATACTATGCAAAAGGTAAAAAACACCTTCACACTTGGAAAAACAATAAAAAACCCGATTTTATATGCGATTGACAAATGAACAAATTGCAATCGTTAATTCGCAGGAAAAAGAAATCAAAATAATTGCGGGTGCGGGTGCTGCCAAAACAACTACATTGGTTGAGTTTACAAAGGTTAGACCAAACAAAAAATTCCTTTACATTGCCTTCAATAAAAGCGTTCAACAAGAAGGTGCAAAAAAATTTGGCTCTAATGTTCTTGTAAAAACGGCACACGGACTTGCTTATTCCAATTTCGTAAAAAAACGCTACAAGGTTGTAAACGAACTGAAAGAAAAAGATTTTAGGGAGTTATTTGACGAGTATTCAGATTTAATTGACTTTCCCGAATTTGTTTACACGCTAAAAAGGTGCTTTGAATTATATTGCCATTTGCCGCACAATAAAGCCCTTACACCTTCCCAAATAAAAAGCAACAATACAAACTTTGTAAACAATGTAAACAAGGCGGTTGGGGTGGTTGTAAACAAAATGTTGAAAGGCGAAATTCCTCTTACCCACGATGCGTATTTGAAGTTTTATATGCTTACAAACCCGCAGTTAGATTTTGACTACATTTTATTTGATGAAGGTCAAGACGCTTCCCCCGTTATGCTTCGTATTTTTGCTTCGCAGGATTCCCGAAAAATAATTGTTGGCGACCCAAACCAATCAATTTACCGATTCCGACACGCCATAAATGCTCTCGGAAAATTGAACTACAAAACCTACCCCTTGTCGGTTTCTTTTAGATTCGGAAATGATATTGCTGAAAAGGCTAATTCTATTTTGTATTTCAAGCAAAAAATGAAGATGCCAACGGGAATACAAATCATCGGTGGCGGGGGGAACAAATACAATTCCGAAAATGCAATTTTGTGTAGGAGTAATTCAAGCGTTTTGGATGTTTTACTAACAAATCCAAATAAACGGATTTATTTAGAGGGCGGTAAACAAGGTTACAATTTCTCTGCGGGTGGTTTATTAAGCGATGTTTACAAACTAAAAAAAGGTAAACACGGGCTAATTAAAAATGATTTAATAAGGAATTTTAAAGACATTAACGAAGCATATCAATTCGCAAAAAAAGTCGGTGATGTGAAAATTATTTCCTGCATCGAAATCATTAACCGATACGGGGGAAACATTTTCAAGGAAATCAAGGAAGCAAAAAATAGGATTGTAAACAACCGAATGGATGCAGATTTAATTGTTTCAACAATTCATAAGGCGAAAGGAATGGAGTATTCAAGTGTTACTCTTGCTTCTGATATAAAAAAGCCCGAAGAAATTTTGGATGCCTACAAAAAAACCGAGCAAACCTACGATGATTACAAGTGGTTTGAGGAAGAACTTAATTTGATTTATGTTGCAGTAACAAGAGCAATAAATAGAGTGCTATGAATTTGAATTTTATTGAAAAGCGGTTTTATGTTGCAAACGATGAAACATTTATTGTTGACAATGGTGTTTACATTGAAATTGGGGATTTTAACCGATATTTTAAGCGACACGAACCCGCATACCAAGTTGGTGCGGTAATTGTGAATAGAACCAAATTAAAAGCGGTTGTAAACGCATACGCAAAAGCGAGAATTTTGCTGACCGACAACGGATTTTTCATTCTGAATTGGAGAAAAGCGGAAAACTACAAATTTGTACTGATTTTGTGTTCGGGAAAACTTGGCTCAATTCACTATTTTGCGGTTGGGGATTTAATTTTTATTATGCCCTATAAAAATGTTCCCGAATTATACGAATCGGGTTTGGACTTAAATTTAGACCGAAAGTATTTCCACGAATTAAAGGATAGCATTTTAAACTTTCAAACCATTGAGTATGCCGAAAAAATTTACAACGGGCTTCAAAGTTGAAGATAACGGAGAAAAGCGTACATTTGAACTCACTTTTTCGGGAATTAAAAACCCCAAAGAGGCGGTTGAAAGATTACGAACTTCATTGAGCATAATGGAATACCAAGCAATTTTAGAACAAAGACCGAACTTCGGGGTTTCAATCTTAATATGCCACACATTAGGCAGGGAAAAACTGCTTGAACGGCTTACCAATCGGCTTCAAAAAGCATACAAGGACTATTCTAAATTTTTTGAAATAATCATTGATTCAACAAGCGGAATTTCAGTTGGAGAAAAGCGAAACAATCTGCTTGAATTAGCCGAGAAGGAGTATGTTTGTTTCATTGATGATGATGATTTGGTTTCAGAAGATTATTGCGAAATTCTTTTGGAAGGCATAAGAGGGTTGCCCGACAACCTTTCATTGATTGGGGTAATAACATTTGATGGCATTGCCCCCAAAAATTTTTATCATTCAATAAAGTATGGATTTGCGTATGAAAACAATGGTGCATATTTTAGACCGCCTAATCACCTTAATTGTATCAAAACTGAAATTGCAAAATGCTTTCAGTTTCCCCATAAATCGCACGGAGAAGATATGGAGTGGGCTATGCTGATAAAAAATAGCGGAGTTTTGCAAAACGAGTACGAGGTTCAAAAACCAATTTATTTTTATGACTACATCCCAAACAAATAAGTGCATTTCCTTATCCCTTTTTGGATTTGGGCAAGAGGATAAAGATTGCCATTCCTTTAGGTCATTTTTGCAATTTTTCAGCGTTAATTTGAGGGCGTACAAGTTTCTATTTCCCGATTACCATATTGTGCTTTATATTGATGCCGATTCTTACAAAAGCCACATTTTATACTTTGGAGAAATTCACAAACTTGATTTCGTTAAGATTTGGATTATGGGCGAAAAAGAGGATTTGTGTAAAAGTATGCTTTGGCGTTTGTACCCCGTATTCAAATACGACTATACTATCTGCCGAGATATTGATTCTCTGCCAACACTCAAAGATTGGCGTTGCGTTGAAAAGTGGATTCAAGATGGAACTAAAGCACACGCAATTTCCGATAGCATTTCGCACACAATACCGCTTATGGGGGGAATGATTGGCTTTACAAAATATGCCTTTCCGAACCATATTTTAGAAAATCCAAATTTTGATTTTAAGCGAAAAGGCAGCGACCAAGATTTTCTCAACAAACTTGTTTTGCCTTATGTTTCCCATTCATTAAGCGAGTTTAGATTTTTGGGAATAAGCCCTATGTCAAACAATTCATTCGCCCACAATACCGATAGCGGAGAATTTTCAGCGTTCCTAACTTGCGACCTATTGGTAAATCACATCGGGCAAGGCGGGTATCACCTTGAAGAAACTTTCAATGAAATTACAAACCGAAAATACGAGGGGGCTTTGAATTACTATGTCAGAAACCCGCAGGTAGAACTTTTAGGAAAAGAGGTTATTGAATTGAATCAAAAACTTTTGGAAGCAGAAAAACTATACCCCGAAACATTTTATTGGACACTATGAAGCAATTTGTAATTTTAAGTACGGACTATAATCCCGACTACCTTTTTTACACGCCAATAACGGCAGCAATTTGGAAGCATTTTGGGTTTGAGCCGATTATCATTAGCGTTTATGATTCGGATTCAGTACACCTTTTTGAAAAGTATGCGGATTTGGTTCACGAAACTTGCAAAAAACAAGGCATATACAACATCGAAACCTATTTTAATTCAAAAGGGCTTCGCTTCTCAACGCCAACCATTGTTCAATCAATACGGCTTTGGGGATTTTTAAGCCCAAGAATAAATGCCGAAGATTATGTTGTTTTGGGCGATATTGATATGATTCCCCTAAACTCGTTTCTAAACCGAGATTTTGACAAAGTAAATTCATTCGGGTTTGACCTTACCGATAGAACGCAGATTCCGATTTGCTATGTAGGGATGCAAAAGAAGAAATGGATGGAAATAGTGCCAAACATTTCAACGCTTCAATGCTATCCAAACTGCTTAAATAAAATGCAGGATTTTCCGCAATCAAGAAGCGTTAACTTTGAAGATTATTGGTTTACTGACCAAATTATGCTCACAAAGTTTATGCAAGATTACGGCTTTGATAAAATCAATTTTGTTGATAGGGGGAAAGAGCCAAATGGTTTTGCAAGGTTGCGTGTAGATAGGGGAAATTGGGGATGGCAAGAAGGGGTTGAGTATATGGATGCACACCTACCGAGAAACCCGCTTGAAAACTTTGAACTTGTTTATGACCTTATTAAATCAAAAATAAATACCGACATAAAATGGATAAATCAATATACGAAGGAATTTCGCCAATTAGCGGAATAGAAATTAACGGGTATTCCAACCACCTTGTACTTATAGATGCCCTTTTCAAAAATGTGAAAAAGGGGGCTATTAAGCATATTTTTGAGTATGGTTGCGGGTTTGGAAGCACCGCCTATTTCCTGCAAAAATCAAAATCGGTTATTGCCTTAGAAATGCAGTCAGATGGTTGGTTTTGGCGTGTACGAAACGACCTTAAACCAATTTACCCGCACCTTGAAATTCACCTTGCTTTAGAGAGATGCCATTGGAATTTTCTCGGAAAATTTAACCAAAATTTCGACCTTGTTTTTGTAGATGGACACGGAGATACAAGACCCGAATGTATTAACTATGCAATGGGAAAAGGTGTGCCGTATATTGTTTCCCACGATACCGAAGAAAAAGGGTATGGTTGGGAACGGGTTATAAATAACCAAGAATACCACAAATTAACAATGCGGGATTTTAATAATTGGACTACGCTTTGGACAACGGACACGCAAGTATTTGGAAAACTAAAGTCGGATTTTAATTGGTTTTAAAAAGTTTGACTAATTTAGTCAAATGAAATTGAGCATTTTAATAGACATTACTCTAAAAAACAAAAAATGAAAATAAGCATCGTTCACCCTTCCCGAAATAGGGTTAAAATGGCATCAGAAGCCATAGAAAAATGGAAGTCAGCAGGAGTTGAATACATTTTGTCGGTTGATTTTTCCGATACCGCAGAGAACTTTATTAAGTACCAAGAAATTGCGAAAAAGAACAAGTGCAAATTGGTAATTAACCACAATAAAAATTGTGTTGATGCCGTAAACGCAGGGGCAAAACACACTACGGGGGATTGGATTGTCGTAGTTTCTGATGATTTTGATTGCCCCGAAGATTGGGTTCAAAAGTTGCGAGAAATCGAAGGTTTTGATTCAAAAGAACCGAGAGTTATTTTGGTAAACGATGGCATTTCAAACAATATCGTTTCGTTGCCAATTATTAACCGAATTGCATACGAGCAACTTGGCTACATTTACTATCCGAAATATGCTTCGATGTTTGCCGATACCGACCTTTTCGCTTTGGCAAAAAGAAAAAATTGGATGATTGATGCCAAGCATTTGTTGTTTGAACACAAACACTTTACAAATGGAAAAAGGGAAAGCGATGAAGCATATTTAAGACAAAATCAAAGTGCTTTTTGGGCAATCGGAAAGGCATTGTTTGAACGCAGGGTTCAGTCGGATTTTGAAATGGTTGACCTAACTGAACAAGAACGAATTACTTTTGAAAATCAAATTGAGGATTCAGTTTCTCAAAATCCAAGTCAACACCCCAACCTAAAGCCCATTACGATAATTAGCGGTGGTGGACAATGCAATTAAAATTATGAAAGGGCTACATAACATTTACAAATCGCTTTTGTCTGATTCTGAATTGGATTACCGAGAGGTTTTTCCCGCTTTTTTTGAGCAAGATAAAAAGACCAAAGTTCTATTTGTTTGTCCGAGAATGGATGCCTTTGGGCTTCGGAATATGTTTGTACCCGCATTGGGGTTATCCAATACGCCCAAAATGGCTTCTTGTATTTTTATGGCTCAAAAATCAAACAATGAGCATTTAACGGAGTTACGCCAAGACATTGACCTGCCAAGCGAAATAGTGCAACAAGCGGATGTAATTATTTTTCCGTTTTGCGATGTTCGTTTGCGACCAATCTACGCTTTAATACGAGAGTTGAAGCCAACGATACGCATTGCGTTCATTGTTGACTTTCCAATCGAACAATTAAAGGACTATCATTTTTCCAAAAAGACCTACAATAAAGTAAAGGAGAACATTTACGAGAACATTTATTTTGCTGACAAGGTTTTTATTCCCTGCGAATCGTACAATGAGGAAATAAGAAAAATGGTTGATGGCAGGTTTGAAATTTCAAAACCGCTTTTAACCGAGATTTACAATACAAAAATCAGCCCGATTGTGGTTGAAAGTATTGATTTTCAAAAGATGCCCGAACTTTTTAACCCGCCACCGCCCTACCGAATAGGGTTTTACTCCCAACACGCAGGGGTAGGTAGGAATGAAAAGGAAATCGAATTGATTAAGTTTTGCCAAGAAAACGAGGAAAGGTTTGAATATGTTATTTACGGGGCAAATCCATTTGGAAACCGAAAGGACAAAAAAATTGAGGAATCAAATGGGCTTGAGGTTTATGAGGATAACTCACTTGCAAAATTGAGCAAAAAATTCAATGGAAATTTTAAGCCAATACGCAGGGTTCAAACCAACGACTACATTTATCACTTCAAGAACATTTACAAATTGGGGTTAAGCATAGCCATAGTTATGCCGAAACGGGATGATTTTTTTAACCTTTCTCCGTTCCCCTTTATTATTGAGGAATTGGCACTTATGCAGATTCCCGTAATTACCGACATACCATTAAATAAAATGCAGAAAGAAGGGGCGTTTTTTGTTTCAAACATCAATGAAGCCAAAGAAATTTTGCGTTCTTTAACCCCCGAAATGATTGCCGATAAAGGGCAGAAGGCACAAGAGGTTTTTGGCGGGAGTATTCTTACCGAGCAGGAACATTGGGTGGCTCTTGAACAAGCAATTTTGTCTGATTCGATTTATTCCTTTTAAATGAAATTTCGATGTGATAATTCATCTTTTCGGCATATTGAGAAATCTTGTCAAAAGAAAGGTAAATATCCCCATTCATAAATCGTGAAATTATATCTAATCTTTCGCCCAAAAATTCGCTGAATTTAGTCAAAGTGTATTTTCTTTTTTCGGACTTTGATTTGCGTTCAATAAAATCTTTGCACAATTCAAAAAAAACATCATTAAGTTCGTCTTTATCCCTAATTTTATTATATCTTCGCATAAAATCAAAATTTTGTTATGGTAACTGATTCAATCACTTCTTTCAAGGCAAAAATAGAAAAAGCAGAGGCAATTCTGAAATTAAAAACCGAGAAATTGGAGTTGTCGCAAAAATTGACAAAAACACTCAAAGCCGAAGCCAAAAAATCAAGTGGAAGCGATGCACTTGAAAAGCAATACAAAGCATCCGAATATGCCATTCTTGAAATTGAAAATGAAACGGAGGTTTTTATTCTGAAAAGTATTTTGAACGAGGACTTGGAAAGGTACTCTGAAATGCAGAAAAGAGAGGAAGAATTGCGTGAAAGGATTTCGTTGCTGCCCGAAATTGTTGACCGAATTAAGGACAAATACAATGCTAAAAAACGGCTTGGAAAATTGCCCAAAAACGATTCGGCAGATGCGTTGGATTTTCTACAAGATTATCAGTCGTATATGCACCAACCAAATGATGTCGAAGCCACAAAACTACTTCGCAGAGCAGACCGAATTGAGTTCAATCTAAATCAATTATGAAACTAACAATGGTTATGCAATCCTACCTTTATGAATATGAAGGTGGGGCGAGTAATCGGGTTGATAAATTTCATCGTGCTTTAGCGGGATTTGCAGGGCAAACGGAAAGTTCAAGCAACATTGAATTGATTGTAATTTCTCACGGATGCCCAATTACAAAAGCCCAATATCGAAACTTTGTTGAATTGCACAAGCCGAAAAACTTTAGGTATTATGAGGTTCAGCGAAATTCCCAATTTGAGGGCAGTCCAAGAGATATTGGCATAGTTAATGCAAAAGGGGAATACATTGCCTATTTGGATTCCGATGATATGCTCGTTGTTGACTATTGCGAAAAACTAATTGATGCTCTAAATTTTTGGAACAACCCAAAATGGGCGTATTTTAACGATTTGATTCGCACAAATACGGGTACAAGTGAACGCAAAATTAAAATGGAACAAGGTCGAATTGGAACAAGTAATTTGTGCCATAGACAAGACCTTTTTCCCGATGTCCGTTGGGCGGGATTGGATGGTTACGGACACGATTGGGGATTCATTTTGAGATTGAAAAAGTTTGGTGGCGAGGGCGTAAGGTTTCATAAAATGGGATATGTAGTGTGCCACATTCCTTTCAAAATGGACTACTAATTTGTACCTTCGGTTTTAAATGACCGAAAATGAACTCATACGGACTTGTATTTGGTGGAGAAAAAACAAGCCACGATAGCGGAAACGATATTGCCTACCAAGTTGTAGCAGGAAATAATTACTCCCAAGTTGTAATTGAGGGCGATGAATATATCCTGCCAAAAGAAGCAATGCAATCCGAAAAAGTTTACGACTTTGTGGATAAATTGCCTATTGAAATGCTTGACGAAATTAAGCGTTCCGAGAATGTATTTATTCAGTTTCCAAATTTACGGCAGGGGGATATGGTTGTCTGCAAAAATTCGGTTCGGAATGATGATTTGCACACAATTAAAGGAACTGCGAAAGAAATTGGAAACTACCTTCAAGGGCTTTCAGCGTGTAGAATGTATGCGAAAGGCGGTTACATTAGCGGTGAACTTGCCAACGGGGGCGGGGTAGAAGATGAAAGTCAGTTGCGTTTGCTTACCCCTATGCCACCGACAAAACTTGGCAAAACGGGCATTGATTCTCTAACTGAAATCATTGGAAAAGATAAAATGCGACCTGCCTTTTCGGGGGCGTTATATGCAGGTAAGGGAAGAATAGTTGCCACCGATGCAAACATATTGGTTGTTCTTGAAAACCAAAACTATCCGAAATCACTTGATGGAACAATTAAATCTTTGTGGAATAAAGTGCCACAAGAAAGGTTGGTTGGTATTCCTTATCCAAATTGGGAAGCGGTTGTACCAAGCCAACAAAATTTTCAGACAAAAGAACTATCAATAGACGATGTTCTCGCCTATGCGTATGGGGGGTTTTTAGAGGGCAAAAAAATTATTAACGAAAAGGATTTTAACAAATACCAAAAAGAAGTATTCAAATACATTTTACGATTAAACATTGGGAACATTGAAATTGGCGTTGATTCGTTGTTGCTTACCCGTATTTTAAGGACTTTAAAGGCGAATGATGTTCGGAAGATTGTTTTTCATATTGGGCAAACAAATCAAAGACCAATCAAAATAACAACCGACAATAAACACTATGGGTTAATAATGCCCGTAATGATTGCTGATAAAGTTGAAGATTTAGGAGAAGCCATTTATGTTAGTCAACAAATTTTTTACCCTATTTCGGAGAAGGATTTTAGGGCAATGTCAAAAAAATATGGCGAATACTTAACCGAATTTTCAAAAATGGTTGGGGGTGAAAGAATGGCAGAAGGTGGAGAAATTACTATGAATATGCCGCTTCTGATTCGTGTTTTGGAATTGGCTAAAGAGGATGTGAAAGAGGACAAAGAAATTCATTTTATAGCAGAAAGGTTGCAGTCAATCGCAGACAAAGGCACTTTGACTATGGAAGATTACGATTACATTTCGGGGTTGGAAAGTAACGACAAAATTCAAAAACTGATTGCCGAAAATGATAGTAACGATTCCGATTTAAGGTTTGAGCAGGGCGGGGAAGTAGAGGATTTAATAAGCAGAGGAATTGTTGACTTGAAAATGTACGATACAATCCCAAAACACGCAAATGAATATGGTTTGCAATGCCTTAATCCATTGTTTGTTCAAACTATTTGCGTAAGTGAACCAAAAAGATTAAAAGGTTTAGGCACAAAAGTATTATCGTACATTGAAAAATACGCAATCGAAAATGGACACGATTTAATTTTTGGTCATATCATTCAAGAAGCAAAATTTACTAAAGACGAAAGACAAACATTTTTTTGTGATATTGATATGATTAAGAATTGGTTGCACTCAAACGGATATGCAATCAGGGATGAAAATAATGATTTTCATAAATTCATTCAAAGTAATAAGTTAGAAGGTGGAGGTAGCGTTTTGTTAGCCCCAAACGGAAAGCCGAGCAATTTAACCCCCGAACAATGGCATTTAGTCCGAACCCACGAATTTAAAGCGTGGTTTGGGGATTGGGAAGCCCTTGAAAACGCTAAATTAAGGGATAAGGGAATGGATGAAGTTACCTTGAAAAATTTGGCATCGGATGTTTCAAAGGTTGTTGATGAGAATGGTGAGCCGTTGGTGGTTTATCACGGAGGTTATATTGATTTTAATGTTTTTGATATTGATAAGACAGCAAATAAGAGATTTTATTTTACCCCAAGTAAAGAGTACGCTGAATTTAGAGGGCAAGTTTCTAAAGCGTATTTCTTAAAGATTATAGAATTATATTATGTAGATTGGCAACAAGGGAGAACTTTACAAAAACCAAAAGGTAAATTTTCGGGTTATGCTAATTTACTAAATGGTATAAAAAATCTTAATGAAATAATTGTTTTTGAACCTACCCAAATCAAACTTGCCGATGGTAGCAACACTACATTTGATTCCAATAACCCCGATATAAGGTTTGAACAAGGCGGGATGTTAGAAAATGGTGTTGGAGGGGAGTACGATAGTTTATATGCTTTTCTTTATTGGCACAAAGAGTACATCCCAATTTTCGCTAAAAAATACGGCATAAACGAATCGGAGTGGGAAGATTTTGTTAGTGGGGAATTGGGATATGATAAAGAAATTTTGCAAAACATTTTGGGGGATGGGTACAAACTATTTTACGATGAAGAAAAAGATATGTTTGAGGTTTCAGAGAAAAGGAAGCGAAAAAAATCGGGCAACTATAAAATAGAGAAAGTTTCAAGTAAAAATGAAAAACAAGTTTTGAGAATAATTAACGAGGAAATAGTTACCGAGTTAAAACCAAGATTAGCAGTTTTTTGGAATGATATGGTTGTGGGTGGTTCTACTTATGAATTTAAAAATGGCACATATAAATTTGACTTGGCTATTTTACCCGAATATCAAGGGCTTGGAATTTCAAAAGGTTTGATTCAGTCAATTATTGACGATGCAAAAATGCTAAAAGCAAAAAGTTTGGAAGCAGAGGTTGTAAACAAAAAGTTGCTTTCATACCTTCAATCAATAGGGTTTTCGGCATACAAATCTCAAGGTCAAGATTTTGCTTTCTTATCTCTAAAATAAAACAATGCAAGTTTTTGAATTAACATTTTACCGAGTTGCAATACAAGGGAATGATTATTCTGAAATTATTTATGAAGGCATAAATTTCGATTATGCGAAAATGGAATACGATTCGGTTAATATATCGGATTTCCAAGACGATTTTGGCGGTGTGGTTGAACTTGAAAAATTTGATAGGTTGTATGAGTATATTTACGATTTAGAGGATTTAGAGGATTTCCCATTTTTAAAACATTATGCCGACAATTCCTTATTTAAGGAAATAGATGAAACCGAAATTGAAACACTTTTTCAGAGAAGGGTTGACTACATAAACCAACAAAGTGATGAACTATTGAGCAGGGTTCAACAACACTATTTTCAAATTTATGGCGATTACAAATACAATAACATTCCCGTTACTAATGGTTTGCCCGAAGATGATGATGATTTTATTGAATTTGGTTGTATTCAATTAAGGTTGGCAGACCATTCCGAAAACCTACAAAACGTAGATAGGTTTGGCGTGTGCGATTATTACATTTCAGTAGTGATTGCAGATAAAAATGCAACAAAAGAGCAATTTTTTTCAAGTAAATTTGAAAGGCGAAAAAATGAAGTTGAATTGTACTTTGATTCAGATTCAAATTTCGATGAAATTATTGATGAAATAGAAGATAGAATTGAAAATGCAAGAGAACTTATTATGCCTAAATACGAGCAAAATAACCAAATGAAAATGGGGGGCAAATTAAATCCTTCAAAAACTCCCGCACCAATTAAAGAACGGGTTTATGGAAGCAAAATAAACAAGCCCGAATCTTCGGCATCGTTAAGGTCTGCTTCTGCAATAAAACTATCTTCCGAAAACATTTCAACGCTGAATAAAAAGGTATTGGAATTTAAGTCAAAATACATTAACCGAAACAAGAGAATGACACTTAATGCCCTAAAAGCGGTAATGCGTAGGGGTATGGGTGCTTATTCTTCAACACACCGACCAACAATTTCGGGTGGCAAACCAAATTCAAGGGTTGCTTGGGGATTAGCAAGGGTAAATGCCTTTTTGTTCAAAGCAGAAAATGGCAGACCAAAAAACCCAAAATATGTTCAAGATGATGATTTATTGCGTGAATTGGGATATAAGTTTGCTATGCAAATGGGCGGTGGTGTTTATCTTCCCGAATTGTACGATTTTGATGAAAGCGAATTAAAAAAAGGCGGGGAAATTTCCCCCGAAAAGTTTAAGATGCCAAACAAAGAGGTTTTGGAATATGGGGATTTTTTGAAAAAGAATCACCCGAAAGTGTGGAAGGCGGGGGGAAACATTTTCGGAAACCAAGCATTTGAGAACTTGAAGCGGGTAAGCAATAGGGGTTATTGGCTTGAAAGTGAAAGGTGGATGTATGAAAAATGGCAATCATTTGTAAAACGGCATCAACATAATCACCTTCTTGCAGGGATTATCGCCAATGTTAAGTGGGCTTCTTGGGGAAATATCGGAAAAGCAAAAGCGAAATCGGTAATTGAAAATGCTTTTTCCGATAATTAAAATTGTTTACTATCTTCGTAAAAATCAATTTAAAATGGCTTTAACGCTAAAGATTTTTGACAACAACCGAGAAATTTCTCGTCTTTGTGCTTTAGATTATATCCCAACAACATTCAAGGGAAATTCTTATTTGCCAACAATTTCTTTAATCAAACTTGCAATCCACGAAAAGGTTGAAAATATGATTGAAGAATTTATCGTTGAGTGCAAAGCAAATGGAATGTCAGAGCAAAGTGCTTATGAGGAACTTTCGGTAAGGGCAGAGGAGTTGCTTGGCGAACCCATTTACGCAAATAACCTAAATGCCCTTTTGCACCAAATTACCGATTCCCAACAAAATTTTATTTTGTCCGATAGAATTGAGTACAACCTTCAAGAGTTGGAAAGAACACCAAGTAAAATAGAAGCAGAATTGATAGATGGAGTTTTTAAAGATGAAATCAAAACCTATCATTCATTCATTCGTACTTGCCAAGATGAATCTATACTTTCTTACCTTGAACTTTTAGGTCAACAAAACATTTAATATGGCTGACGAACAAAACATAAACGAGGAAGGAAACGCCCAAAATCCAAATTCTGCACCCGAAGTTGGAAATGACCCAAAGCCAAATGTTGAGGGGGATTTAGCGGCAGATATTTTAAGTACATCGGAAAGTTTAGACGACACCGAAAGCGAGGATTTTGATTTTCAAGATTCTTCTCAAAAACTTTATCCGTATAAGTCGGCAAGTAATAATCCGATAAAAGTGGGCGGGGCTTTTATCCCTTTAACGCTTACTGCTGAAACGACAACTGCTTTAAATAAAATGAAGGAAGCGGTTGGCGACATTGATGCCTATATCGTTGAAAAACTCGGATATGACACGAAAACTGATGTTTGGCGTAGTTTCGCTTCCGAACAAATAGATGCCATTGCCTTGCAGATTTTTTCTTATGAAACCGATGGCTCTGCAATTATTTTGGGCGATATGGCGGGAACGGGAAAAGGAAGGGTTTGTGCGGGAATTTGTCGTTATGCGTATTTGCAGGGGCTTATGCCACTTTTTATTACTGAAAAAGCAAACCTATTTTCTGACTTTTACCGAGATTTAAACGACATTGGTGGATTTCCTAAACTAAACCACCCCGTAGCGGGTAATTTGCCCATTCCTTTGATTTTAAATGCGGGTTCAAAAGAAAAGATTGTAAATAAGGACAATTCAAGAATAAAGCCATCATCAAAAGCGGGTTCAAATGATATTTATGAGCCGAGAAAAAATATAGCGATGAGGTATGATGAAGTGCCGTTGTTATTTACCGCACAAAAGCAAGAAATACTATCTCGTTTTTACAAAAAAAACGAACTGCCCCGAAACTATCAGTTAATGGTTGCGACTTATTCACAATTTCAAGGAAAAGGAAGCGATTTAAGGGAGAAATTTGTCAAGAATAATGCAGATAAAATTTTTGTTATTTTAGATGAAAGCCACAACGCAGCAGGGGAATCTTCGGTTGGCAGATTTTTTCAAGAAATTTTGCCAATAGTTAATGGTGCTATGTTTTCGTCAGCAACCTACTCAAAAAGGGTTTCAAACTTAAAAATATATGCCCTGCGAAACGCTATGAGGCAGTTGGGTTCGATAAATTATATTTCACAAGTTCTTGATAACGGCAGAGATAGATTAAATGAATACATTGCTACGGGTTTGGCAGAAGCAGGACATTTATTAAGAAGGGAAAGAAGTTTTGGAGATTGTCAGATAGACACGAAATTAGTTCAGAAAAGTGAGGAAGAAAGGATTTTTGAAGAATACGACAATGCCGTTAGGGGCTTCATTCAATTAAGGGATTTTTTGAAAAGTGATATTTACCAAAATGCCGTTGCTTCTTTAATTCAAGAAGTAATAGATAATTACAATTCGGAAAACAATACTTATATTTCAATAGCACCCGAATATGATAAAAATGCTCACGGAACGAGGGCAATGTATAATCAAAGATATACGGGGTTTTACACTCAATATGAAACATTTGGAATTGTAGGCAAAAACCATTTCAATTATATTGAGCAGTTATTGTTTAGCGTAAAAGCGGAATCCGTAGCAAAAATAGCAGTTGAAGAATTGCAAAGGAATCAGCCCGATGCCGATAGGGATGGTATTATTGCCAAAACAACTGACCCAATTCAACGACCAAAAAACTATACATTAGGTGCAACGAAACCAATCATTGCGGTTAAAAACACTCTTGAATCAATTTTTAAAAAGGTTGGAATTACGGAGGGCAAAATAGTGGATAGAGGGGATTTTGGTATTTACTTTCAGTATTTATTGGCATCAATTTATTCGGGAAGCGTAACCTTTAAAAAAATAGGTGGTAATAAACCCGAAACAATAACCTTTAAAGACCTTGAAATTAAAGTAACCCCCGATTCCACTTTAGATAGAGAACTCAAACGGGTAACTGAAATTCTTTTGGGATTAAAGTTTACTGCACCGCTTTCCCCTATTGACACAATAATTCAGAATGTTGAAAGTGAGAGGGCTAATCAGCCAACGCCATTTTCTGCTATCGGGGATAATTTTACCTGCCGTGAAATTTCGGGAAGGAAAACAATGTTCATAAAGTTGCCCGATGGTAGATTTCAATTAGTTAAAAACTCAAAAACCGAAAACAATGTTGCTTCGGCATTTCAAGCGTTTAACGATGGCAGAACTGACTTTTTAATCATAAATAAATCGGGTTCTACGGGTGCTTCCGCACACTCAAGCCCACAATTTAAAGACACAAGACCGAGAACGCTTTTAATCCACCAAGTAGAGTTAAATGTTCAAACCGAAGTGCAAAAAAGGGGAAGGGTAAATAGAACGGGGCAGTTGTGGTTTCCGAGATACATTTACATCATTTCGCCTATTCCTTCCGAAACAAGGCGTATGATTATGCTTATGCGTAAGTTGAAAACGCTTGATGCCCTTTCTTCGGGCAATCAAAAGCAATCAGAAGCAATGACAACAATTCAAAGTTCCGCAGGAGTTAAAATTCGGGATTTTATCAATAAGTACGGGTGGAAGGCAGCAAGACCGATTTATTTAGAAATGCTTGGAAGGAATAGCGTAAACAATGATTCCAACGCTATTATATTAAACAACGACCAAATTGCTTCATTAGAAAAATATAGTGAAGAAGATGAAAATGGAGAGGATGCTATGCAGTTGCTTATGCGATATATGGAATTGCAATTTACAAGTGTCCAAATTGAATTTTACAATAAATCGAATACCGCATATTTTGAATTGTATCAAAAAATGGATGAAAACGGCACTTGGGATTTGGACACCGAGTATCGTGATTTTCAAAGCGTAACAAGAAATAGGTTTGAACTTGTACCGCCAAAAGGAGAGGGCGTTTTTAATCAAGGCGTATATGTTGAGGATTGTGCGATTACTGCCGATGATAAGCGTTTGACAAAAGATACTTTAAAAAAGGAAATAGCAAAAGCACTTGACAATAATACCATTACTGAAAAAGTGAAAAAAGAAAGGGTATTAAAGTCAATAGAGCAGTCCAAAGAAACCTATCTTAATTATAGAGTAGAAATTTTTTGGGCTTCGGCTAATGTTAATTTGGGCTTAATCACCGATGATGAAGAAAGAAACGCAAAAAGGCAAGAATACGAGGAAAGGTTAGTTTCTGAAATACCAATTTGGGAATTTCCATTTGATAGGGCTTTGGCGTTAATAAATTCGTTAATTGGCATTAACAAAAACTACAACGCCCTTGATGTTATCGCTATGGAATCATCGCTTTTTACGGGTAGTGGTGGTGGTCAAAACAACATTTATGCAAGGGCTAAATGTATTGACATAAAAGTTGCCAAAATACCCGAAGATAGACCCGTAAAATACAATACTATTGCAGAATTTTCGGTTGTTTTCGCTTATTATGATGGGCTTTCAACAAAAATTGAGGTAAATCTTTTTAATAGAGATTTTTATGAATTATTAAGTGCAATTACTATTGAACGAGAAAACGCAGAAATTGATGAATGGCAAATCAGACAAAGAACGAGAGTTAATGCAAGGTTTCTAACGGGCAACCTATTTAGGGCGTATGCAATATCTTCAAACTACATAACCTACAACAACGAAAAAACAAGAATAGATAGAAACAAAATAATCGCTACGAGGAAAGATTTTGTTCGGTTTTCAGAGTATGGGGGTAGAGGTTTGAGGTACGGCATTAGATTATACACGCAGAATCCAAATGTACCTAAATTAAAAGGGGAGATTTTTAGTGTGTTGCCACCAAAATTCGTTTCCTTTGATAGTGAGTATTTTATTGATTTAATGTCGTCATACAAATATAGGGATGTCCTTGTAAAAGTTGATGCCGATACCCCACTATTATTTTTGGGGTTGAACGGATATGGTAATGGGCAATTTTTCGGAGGAATAGATAGGGAATTTGTAGTTGCTTTTTTTACAAAAGGAAGAAAAAAAGAAATAAACAACCCGTTTTTGCAGGATAGCGATTGGAGAAATAAAATGGGTTTAGGCAGGTATTTTTCGGAAGGTTATAGAACCCAATACCGAAGGAGTGCTGACCAAAGGTTTTCTTCTTTTGAGGTTACATACACGAACATCGGCTATCATTTAACGAGAAGCGAAGCAGAATCGTTTTGCAAGTATTTAGCAAACTATTACACGATTGATTTGGCATTAGACACCAATGATGAAGGTTTGATAGAAGTAATTTCAGATGAAGATACTTTTTCTTCAAGCGGTTTTCAGACAATCGAAAGAGAAGCCCCCGATTTTGGGTTTGTTTTTGTTGGACATAACACAAACGACCTATCTTCGCTTTTTGCGAACATTCCCGAAAGCAAACCTGCAATAAATCAAGGCGGTATTTGGCAAATTTATTTGTCTAAATTTCCTTCTGCATATCAACTGATGCAATATGATTTATGTGTTCCTAAAAATAGGGTAACACCTAAACTTGTAATTGACTTGATTTTAGAGGTTTTGGTTCAAGATGAAGCATTGAAATATAGGTTTTTAAAAGAACTAAAAGACGCTATTAACGATGGCTCTGATGATGCCACTATCTACAACCGAACTTTCAATCTTATTTATCTTAAATTTAGCAATGAGGAAAGCATCTTCGGACTAAATACCGATATTGATGAAAGGGGGGAACTTTTGAGATTAGGGTTTGCAAATGCCGCAGACGAGGGGCAACCACTTGTTGCCGAAGAAGAATCCCGTTCCGAAATTAGGAAATTGGAGTTAAACCTTCTCAATGCTCAAAAATATATGATACTTTTAGAGTTTATGACGAAAAAAATGTAAAATGTCAGCAACATCAGAAATAATTAAACAAAACCAAGAATTGCTTAAAAAAGCAATAGAAATTGCTATTAAAGATGCCCTTAAAGACATTAAATTGACTAAAGAGGACATTTCAGATGAACTTTTTTTAGACCTAATAAACATAGCAACTCAACGAGCAACAACAACAATACCTATGGGAGAAATTTCACTACCACAAAGCAGGGCAGACGAGTGCCAAATATCTTTTAAAATTGACAAGCAAATTGCTTCAATTATTACTGACCTTAAACTCGGAAACAATGTTTATTTGTATGGTCTTGCGGGAACGGGAAAAACATACACCGCAGAAAAGGTCGCTGAACTTATGGGAATTTCAGCATACACAATAAATTGTTCTCAATGGACATCCCCGACAATTATTGTTGGGGGGCAAACAATCGAAGGTTACAAAAACGGGCAACTTGAACTTGCGTGGAAAAATGGTGGGCTTTTAATCCTTGACGAGTTGCCAAAACTTGACCCCAACACCGCAGGACTTTTAAACGATGCCCTTTCAAAAACGGGGAATCAGCCCGAAGTTTGTGAGATAAGCAAAGAAACCTACGACAAAGAACGGGCAATGGGGGAAAGTGTAAAGTACGCATATTTCAAGGGAAAAGAAGCCATTGACTATTACGCAGATGCCCAAGCCAACAAGTATTACAAAGTAACCTTTCCAACAATCACAAGTGGTCGTGGGGAAATAATGAGAAAAGGCAAAAACTTTTGTGTTATTGCTTCGGGAAATACCGATATGATGAATCCAACATCAAACTTTGGTGGTAATAACAAGCAAGATTACTCCCTTGTTGACCGATTTGCGGGTTCATATTACGAGGTAAGTTTTAATGAGCAACTTGAAATGTCGCTAACCTACCAAGTAGTATTTTTGATTTGTAAGTCAATTCGTGAAATTTTAATTGCTGATAGAACAATCGAACAAGCAATTACTTTGCGTACAATGTTGAATTTCAATCGAATCTATGAAAACCAAATGCTCAAATTGTTGGGCGTAAAAGAATATGGTTACAAGGGCATAGAGGTTGGCGGTATTGGAATTTTAGTAAAAACGCTGAAAGAAAGTTTTGATGCCTTTATTATGTTGCTTCCCGATACCCCCAAAAACGCAATACTTTCAGACCCAACGATTGATTCTTACATAAAAAATGCCACAAACCGAGATTATCAGCAAACCTTTATGTTTGACTTTTTGAGGTTGAGAGGAATAACTTTGTGGGAAGCCCCTTTCAATAAACCAAAACCCGAAGATTCTTTTAAAAACATAATTGCCAATCAAACCATTAACCCATAAATTATGAGGTTTGACGCTGAAAATTTTAACATAAACACAAATTTTGGTGCTTCTTGTAATCAAAGCAAGGATGTCTATGTTGGCATATTTGAAAACACCCAAGAACTCATAAATGAAATTTTGGGCGGTTATGATATTCAAGACCTTTCAAATAGGCGTTTACCAAACGGGCTTAATGGCGATTTTTGGAGGCAATTTATTGAGAGGGATGTAAATAATAGCATAAACTTTTATGGTGGCACTCAAAACGATGATTTTGAATCTTTGTTTTTGAGAAAAAATTGGGGGCGAATGGATGAATTTAACAACATTTATGTAAATAGGATTCAGCCAATAATGCAACAAGTTTATAGGGATTTTTTAAGTCAAGGAAAAATAGAAAATCCCGAATTTGAGTACAACGATAGAGAACTTGGAAATTTTGCTTTTGAACGGGCATCAGTTGAGTTGTTGCCAATTTTTGAGTATTACGATGATAAGTTGGAGGTATCAGTTCCGCAAAAAAATGTTGAGGATAAAGGCGAAAAAACCTTCGATAAAACAAATGGCAACGAGGTTTTTTGGATTCCAAAATATGAGGACAAAAAAAAATCAAAACGGGCTTGTAAATTAAAAAAAGAGGGCAAACCAATATCTGAAATAATGTCAACGGAGGGGCTTCAACCCCCAAAATATACAAGTTCAGTAAAAAAATCTTTTGTTTACAAAAAGGAAAAGCCAAAACTTAAAAAAGCGGTAAGGATTTTGCTTGACTTGTCTATTATTGGGCGTAGAACTCCCGAACAAGCAATTTGGCGTGGATATGGTGCGGTTGGAATAATAAAATTTTTAGAAAGCGTTGGTTATGCCACATCGCTAATAGGTGTTGAAAGTACCGCATACGGAAGCGGAACAATAAGCCACGACCTTATTTGTGCCGTATTTTTAAAAAATTTTGGACAACCTTTGGACACATCAGAGTTGCTTTATGGGGCATCGGATGTTTCACTTGTCAGAGTAAAGTATTGGCTTTGGAATATGTTGGCGAGTAGTATGCTTAATAATAATGTTGGTGGAAGTCATGGGGGGATTATGTCGCATAATTGCGTTGTTTTCAATACATTCCGTTCAGTTGGTGCAAGATACGATAGGTTGTGGCAAGAGAATATAAATTCCTTTTCTAACCGAAATACGGGAAATTTCCTTTACATTACTTTTGGGGATTGTTGGTCGGAAGATGAAATGATTGCCGAAATAAGAAGAAAAATAACCGATGTTTTAAACATAAACAACGAAGCGATACAATTTGCCCAAGCAAACCCCTAATTTTACGATATGGAAATTGCTGAACTGAAAAATAAAATAATGTTTGACTTGCTTTCCCGAAACAAGGAAAATATGGTTTTTTTATCGCCTAAACTTTGCTATTGTTTGGACTACCCCGACAAAATAATAGTTGAGTGCCAACAAGTTGAAATTACTCAAAGAAATAACGGCAGACCAAGAACAAAATTCTTTACCTATGATATTAGTGGGAATTACATTTCAGAAGAAATGCTATCAAAAGACGAAATAAATTCCTTGATTGACTTATGATTGATAAGCAAAAACTAATGAGTTTGACACAATTTGGTGTTTCGGAGAATGATATTAAAAGGTCGTTCCCCGAAACCTCTTATTTGTTTATTGCTTACGATGATGAAGGCGTTGTCCAATCAGTACAAAACATTCTCAATATAAATGAAACTTTTTTAATTGAAAAAATAAAGAGAGAAAGGGTAGCCAAACATTCAATACTGAAATATCCCTTTAATCCGCTAAATACGGCATTTTACAATTACTGCCTTTATATTTCAAGCCCTTCGGATAGAAGTGCTTTTGACAATATGTATATTGGTTGGGTAAATGAATACTTAACAAAAAAAGAAAACGAAACAAAATTTGGAAATTCAGTTTATGAAATTGAGTTTTCGGGTTTAGATTCAGACATTCAAAAGTTTTGTTACGAATTTGTCTTGGATAACGAAAAAGGGGGAATGGTGCTTGACATTCTCTATTTGCTTCAAGCAAAATCAAAACTAATGGGTATGCCTTTGTTTGGAAAGATTATTTCAAAGGCGGTAACATCAGTTTATTTTGAGGGAATCGGTCTGCTTCCCGAATATGAAATCAGCAATATGCACTACCTAATTGGGGGTTTTCAATCAAAAGTTGCCGACAAAGAAAAATTTGATGAAGCAAAAAAATTGGCAAGGCAGGGTATGGATATTGATGTTATTGCTTCAAAAACGGGTTGGATTTTAAATGCACCCGATGGTAAGCCCCGATTTGTGATTCCAAATGAAAAAGCAAATTGGAAAAAGGAAGCCCAACTTTATAGCGTAACAAATTCCGAAATGATTTTGGCGTTAAAAGACCCAAGCGATAGAGTAAAAAATGATTTCGGTTTTGGATTTTCAAATAGTAGGCATCTATTAGAGTTTCCCAAACTCGGAGAAATTTTAGATTTTCCCGAATTATTCAACGCATATCCGCACTTTGAAAACATACCCATTTGCATTGGCGTTTCAAGAAGTTTAAGTGGCGGTACAAGAGGTGCTTTTTCGGACACCCCCGTAAAAAACATTTCTTCTATTCGTGAGGGGGATTGGAACGATGTTAGCAATTCAGTTTTAAGTACGCTTCTGCACGAAATACAACACGCAATCCAAGAGGAAGAAGGGTTTTCGGGAGGCGGGAACACTTTTTTTTCAAGGTTGGCTATGGCATCGGGGGTTGATTTTTATAGAAAATATAGAATCATACTGAACGACTTTGAAAGTGTGTTCAAAGAAAGGGCTTTAAAAGAAAATGCTAAACAAGAGTTCCAAAGTGCTTTTCTTGATAATCCTAATTTCAGCGAAATACACGATTATTTTAAGGGATTCTCAACAAGCGAATTGGGGCAATTTGCATCAATGTTTTCTTTTTGTTTCTTAATTATTTCATTGAGAAAGAACGAGCAAGAATTTATGAATTTTGCGAATACTGCGAGGGAGTTTATGTATGCTTTTAGCGGTATGGAAGAAACCCCCATATTTGCAAAATTGGTTAATTCTACGAAAGAAGTAAATGCTAAATATGACAATTTAAGAAGGGATTGGATTTCAAGGGGCTATGATGATAACGACTTAAATGCCATAAGTTATGCCTACTATTTATCTTTTGGCGGGGAGATTGAAAGCCGATATGTTCAGCAAAGTTTTTTCCAAAGAGTACCCGTAGAACTACAAAAAAAATTGAGGTTTTTGTCGTATGAAAACACGATTAACAACCTTTACATTTTTGACAAATCTTCTACTGCGGTAAAAAGCCAAAATGCCTTTGAAACTGCAAAAGGCAAAGGGGGCATATTACACCTTACAAAATCAGAAAACGCTTTTATTTTGCTTCACGAAGTAGGACACGCAGTTTATGATTTACTTATTAAGGCAAATTCATCAAATGAAATTAAGTTTGTAAACGCCTTTGAAAACGAATCGGAAATTGTAAAAGAAAGGGGTTATTCCGAATTTTGTGCTAATTCTTTTGTTTCTTACTTGAAAAGGAAAAAAATTGAAGAACCCTTGACCAAGTATTTTAGATTGGAAGATAATATAGGGGTTGAACTTAATGCCCTTTTTGAAAAGTTTTTAAATTACGAGGTTGAAGATGATTATTCGGAAAAAGTAGAATTGTATCTTCAATATCTAAAAGAAATGCAAAAATGAGTGCCGAATTAAACGAAAACGAGTTCGATTTATCGCAAAAAGCCGTTGGTATTTCTATCGGTGGTTCGGGTAGTGGTCAAACTCAAATCGGTGGTAGTGGTGGAAGCGGAAGCGGTGGTAGTGGTGGAAGCGGAAGCGGTGGTAGTGGTGGAAGCGGAAGCGGTGGAAATGGTGGAAGCGGAAGCGGTGGTAGTGGTGGAAGCGGAAGCGGTGGTAGTGGTGGAAGCGGAAGCGGTGGAAATGGTGGAGAAGGTGGAAGCGGTGGTAGTGGTGGAAGCGGAAGCGGTGGTAGTGGTGGAAGCGGAAGCGGTGGTAGTGGTGGAAGCGGAAGCGGAAGCGGTGGTAGTGGTGGAAGCGGAAGCGGTGGAAATGGTGGCGAAAATGGAAATGGTGGAAATGGTGGCGAAAATGCAAATGGTGGGGATGAAGAAGATGGCGAAGAAAACCCTGCCGAAGAACAAGAGGAAGGGGATAGCGAAGATGAACAAAATTCGCAAAACGATAGCAGATTAGGGCAACGATGCGTAATAATTTATCCCAAAGAATTTGCGGGGCGGTTGGGTAATATAAAAAGGGTTATTTTTAAGGGTAAATCCGACACGCCAATAGAACCGAGAAACATAGATGGGTACACTCTTACATATCCATCAGAAACCGAATTTACTTTGTTTGAGGTAGAATATATCAATGAAAATGGGAAGTTAGAAGAAGGTTCTTTTATGGACATTGATGTTCTATTTGAAAATCAAGAATTTTTTGTAGTCGTTGACGGGGGTCAAGTATTAGAAGCGGTTTGTAGCGGTTTTGTTGAATCTGATAGAAACCCATATAAATTTTTTATTAAAACGGAAAATGGGCAAGTTTTTCCTGCGTTTAGGTGCTTTGTTCAACCCCAAGAAAAAAATGAAAACGAAAACGATGCCGAAGATGGGGAAAGCGATGAAGATGAAGATACCCAAGATAATGAGCAAGAAAATTCTATTGTAGGAAAAGAATTTGTTTTATTACGGGATAGTTTTACACACAAATCGGGGGAAAGGGGAACTATTCTTTCGTCATTAGGCGAGAGAATGCTTGAGGGCACGGAAGAATATGTTGTCAATGGTCATCGGATTTTTTACCCAATAGGAACATATTATAGTGCTTATCGTGTCGCAATAGGAGATAGCAACTTTATTATCAACGACTTTGATTTTGTATTTGTAGGCGAAGAAGTAAGTTTTGTGATAAGTGATGCAAACGAATATGGTTTACAAGAGGCAATCTATAATGGTTATAGTGTATTTGGATTTATTGAAGATTCACCACAAAATTTTTTGTTAGCATTAGATAGCGATAACCCATCGTTGATTAAAACCGATATGTGTTTTGTTTCGTTAGAAACGATTGCGATTAGAAACCAAAGGCAAGATAGCCAAGATGATGATGATGATGATGATGATGAGCAAACACCCGAAAACGAAGAAAATGTTTTTGTGGCATCCTTATTTTGGAATTATGTACTTAATGAGAGGAAATTAAGCGGGGATGTTTTTACGGCTGATATAGACGAAAATTTTAGAGAGGTTACAAACGAGTTGTCTTTCCTTCGTAGTTTTCCCGCAAGTTTGTATGATGAATCAGTAATTTATAGCAAAGAAACGAAAGAATACGGGTATCTTACAACAAACGAATTTGATGTAAACACAATTCAAACCATTGATTATTTTGCAGTTACCAATTTCAATTTGTTTGAATCGGTTATTTACCGAAATAATCCAAAAGAATTAAATTTTACCTATGTTGCCCTAAAGTATGTTTTGGACAATTTAAAAAGAAAAATGTTTTTTGTGCCAACATATCAAGTAAATGAGGAATCGTTCTATATTATGGTTTACGAAAAGAGTGAGGATGAAATTATTGTAGTTACCAATTACGAGAAATTTAGCGTTAGAAAAAACGGGTTGGGCGATTATTTACACTTAATTGTTCATTTAATGAATTGGGCATACCTTAATAGGTTTGAACAAAATTTGTTTTTAGATTTCAAAAAACAAACCCAAAATTTACTCAAGCCAAACATTTTTTACGCAAAAATTTTTGAAGATTATTGCAAGGCACTTACAATCTAAAAAAAATCTTAATTTTACATTATGTACCAATCAAAAAAATACTTTGACGAAGGTTTGAACTTCGATGATGTTTTTCCCGAAAAGCAAGAAGCGTTACGAGGTCAAAATTTTGCTTTCGATTTTCAAGAAGTTGCCGATTTTGTTAGGATAAATTCGCAGGATTTTTCACTTTCGCAGCCCGAATTGGAAGCCGTTGATAAGCAAATAAAAATGGTTGTAGATTTGTGGCGTGGTCAATCTCAACCCGCACCCGTTCCCGCACCCGCACCCGCACCTATGCCCGAACCCGAACTGCAAGAGGATGAAGAAATTACGGCAGAAGAAATTAGGGAAGAAATTATGGCACTTACCGAAGCCCTTGAGGTAATTGACGACCCCGAAGATAGGGCGTTACTTGAATCTGAAATAGATGCTTTAAACCAAGCCCTTGAATTTATAGAGTAATGAAACTCGTTTTTAGCAAAATAAAAAGGTTGCTTTCAACAACAAAACACCACATTGAACTATCAAAATCCCTAAACAAGTTTTAAGTTATGACCAAGTTAGAATTACAAAACAAAATAGCCGTTTTAGAAAAAAACATTTCAAAAACGAAGAATCCTACATCGTTGGCTATATTGCAAAAAAACATTGAAGATGCACGAAAAAAACTTGCGGCACTTGAACAAGGCACTCCCGCACCCGCCCCAAATGGCGGTTCTTCTGAATTGGAAAAACTTTATGCTCAAAGGGAAACATTAAAAAAGGGTTTAAGTAGTTCCAATCCCGTTGTTCAGAAATCAGCAAAAGCGGCACTTCCAAAAGTTGAAGCCCGTATTGCTGAATTAGAAGGGGCATCACCCGCCCCCGCACCTGCGAAGCGTATGCCAAAATCAAAGGCAGAAAAACCCGCTAAAACAACCGCAAAAAGAGGTCGCAAACCAAAGGCAGAAACCCCCGCAGAGGAAAAACCTAAAATCAAGCGTGGTCGTAAGCCAAAAGCCGAAACCCCCGCAGAGGAAAAGCCAAAAGTCAAGCGTGGTCGTAAGCCAAAAGCCGAAGCCCCCGCAGAAATACCCGTAGCAGCCGTAAGGCGTGGTCGTAAGCCAAAAGCACCTACCGAAACCCCCGCAAAAGCCCCCGCAAAGCGTGGTCGCCCCGCCCTTCCAAAAGGTGCAAAAAGCCAAGAAGTTTCAATAGATTCTCTAACTAAATTGGCAAATGCGTTAGTTGAATTTTGCATTGAAAACGGCATATCAAACCCAAGCGTTTCTGATTTGCAAGGAATCCTTAACCTTCTTGACAAAGGAAAGGCATTAAAATTTGCCAAAGGCGGTAAAATTTCCAAAAGCGGCAGTTATCTCTCTAAATGGCAAATCAAAGAAATTCTTACCGATGGCGGTATGAAAATAGGCTCTGATGAATTACTTTCGGGAGTTTGGTTAAAAAAAAAAGATAGTGGTGTAGCCCAAATGCGAATGGGCGGTGAAGTTGGGTACTTCGTTATTGATGATGATATTCTTGATAGCGGAAAGTCCGTAATGCTCGGCAATCGTAGAATTTCTGCAAAAAACAAAAAATTTCAAGGCGTTTTTGAAGGAAAAATGGTCGGTGGCGTAATGAAAGTTTACGACTACGATGATGAAATGTGGAAAGTAGTTAATCCCGATGAATGGCAACAAGCGTATGCCGAAGGTGGCGAGGTTGGAAGATTTCATAGGGGAAGGTCGGTTATGGTTGCAGAAGAAAATGACAACGAAAACTACGACAATTTTAGAGGTAAAGAGTTGGTAATAACCGAAAAATTTACAAACTCTAAAGAAAACCCATATTTTGATGAAGGGCTTTCGGGTATGGCACTATATCATTTAATGGAGAGAGAAACGGGGAAAAAAATTCCTTTTGCCCTTTATGATTATGAATTGGAAGCATACTAATTATGCAACACCAAGATTCATACATTGTCGTAAAGGAATTTACTGACAACGGAAAAAAAACGAGAGAGGTTATTGCAACGGGAGTAACCAAGCAAGGCTTTATTGATGCCTACACCGAAAAAGGTTGTGTAATGAGAGGGGGCGAAAACCCCCATTTTGAGGACATTTATTCGGGTATAATTTACAAGTTGGAAAAAGAATTTGAGCAAGGCGGTCAAATTGATAGGGAAAGGGATATTCAGATTGCCAAAACAATTTTGATGCAAATGGGTGGCTCAAACCGACTGCAAATGTTTACGGGGGCATACAATTTTGTGGCAGTACCCTATGGGGTTTCATTTCGGATTAAAAACCGAAGCGTAAACTATGTGAAAATTGTGCTGAACGCAATGGACACTTACGATATTGAATTTGGGCGAATTAGTGGGGTAAACTACAAGATTGTAAAAGAATTAAGCGGAATCTACAACGACCAATTAGTTGAAATTTTTACCCGTTATACGGGAATGGTTTTGCGTTTAAGAAAAGGCGGTGCAATTCAAGGGGAAGAAAATGCCGAAATGGTTATGAATCAAAACCTACAAATTCGCCACCACACCGAAGAATTAGAAGAAATCCTAAAATCGGGAAAGGAAGTTCCTGCTTGGGTTGTTTCAAAAGTTAGCAGGGCGGCAGATAGTATGTCAGATGCCACACACTACCTTGAAGGAACACCCGATAAAATGGAAAGGGGTGGGAATACAAGAATTGTAGATATTTCAAAACTGAAAACTTATGTTTTGACTTATATTCCCGTTTTTGACATTAAACGGGCAATGCAAATAAAGCAAAAAGCGGTTTACGCAGAAAGCGAGGAAGATGCCATTGCCCAACTTCCAAGAACGGCAAAAGTAATTTCAATAAAAGTTACTTCGGGCGGTGGTCGTGGCATACCCCAACGACAAAGGGGGCGTGGAGAATCACAATCTCAAAAAATTCGGAAAGAAATAAAAGCGTTAAAGGAAACATTGCCCTTTTTGGAGGGTAAAGACAAAAAACAAATTGAAGATGAAATCAAAAACCTAAATGATACATTGGATGAGATGGATACATTGGATGAAATGAGGGCGGAAGGACAATATGCCGAAGGCGGAGGGGTTAATAAAATGGCAATGGGCGGTGAGGTTTCCAAACAATATGAAGACATACCTAATACAACATACCAACTAAAGATTAAAGTTTATTATGACAAGGGGGGTATGAACTATTATTCGGGGGGGACAAACAAAAGAGGTTATTACCTTTCAGTTACACCCGTTCAAATTGAAAGGCAAGGAAATAATGTGATGATTGAATCATATACGGCATTTTCGGGCATAAAAAAGTTAATTTTAGAAGTAGAAAGACAAAGCCCAAAATCGGCTGAAAAAGCAAAAGAACTTGCCGAATCTTCAATTTCCGAATTAAAGCAGTATGTTTTAAATCAAATGATTGAAAGAGGCGAAATACCACAAGCCCTTCCTATGCCCGAACCCGAACCAATGCCCGATGAAGATGAAATAAACCCCGAAGAAATTAGGGCTGAAATCGTAGCGTTAGAGCAAGTTTTAGAAGTGTTGGAAGGAGAGGATAGGCAATCAATCCAAGAGGAAATCGAAATACTAAAACTTGCATTGGAAGGAATGGGCAATTATGCCAAAGATGGGGATAGCATAAAAAATTGGTACACAAGCACATACCCTTCCGATGATTTGGGCGAAGAATTAAACCCCGATGCTAAATTTAGTGGATTAGAAGAAAATTTGGCAGACATTTACACTTATTTGGGTGTTGCCGATTCGGTTGTTCGTGAAAGAGTTTTTGAAAGATATTCTGAAATTTTTAATAAGCCATACGAATATATTTACGACAAGTGGGTTAAATCGGAGAAATTTGCCAAAGGTGGCGGGATTGGTGAATTGCCCCCAAAAGGAGAATTAACCAATAAAGATAATTTTCTGCTCAAATATGAAAAAAAGGGTGGCGACTACGAATTTTACATTTACAAACCCGAAACAAAAAAAGTTAGTGGATATAATCAAGTAAAGCATATTTGCGTAAATTCAGATTGCCCACACAAAATGACTTATGAGCAATTTTTAAATTACTTGTATGCAGAATTGTATTTAGATAATATGAAATATGCCAATGGCGGTGAAATTTTTGTATGCCCCGTTGGAACTGAAATCCAAACTTTGATTTTTGACAAATCAATGTTTAACCTTCGGGAAGCAAAAGCGTGGGCAAAGAAAAACAATTTTGAAAACGCTTATGTTGATGGCAAATTAAACACTTTGCGAATACGACAAAAAGACCCCGCTATGTTTACCGAAGATGGATTTAGAACAATTCAATTAAGGCAAGGCGTTCAAGCAGTAATTGGTTGCCCGAAGCGTAAAATCAGCAGAAAAAAATGAAAAAAGAAAAATTCGCTGCGATTGCACTTGCCCTTACCGCAGGAGTTTTTTTGTTGGGAACAACGATTGGTTTTTTAATTCCACAATTAAGGCGAAAGGTTGAAAAAAAATCATTGAAAAAACTTCTATTTGTAGGCGATAGTCAAACCAAGCCAAGTTACTCGTATGCCAACAAATTGTCTGCAAAATTGGGTTCGATGTTTTCTAAAATAGCGGAAAACGGGAAGCAAACCGAGTGGATGAAAAACCAAATTTTAAACACCGATATTTCGCCCTATGATGCTATTTTTGTTTTTGGTGGTGGTAACGATATTTCAGCGAATAGGGTTGGTAAGGCACAACAAAACCTTAATGCCATTTACTCGTATGTCAAAAATAACGACAAGATTTTGGTTGCGGTTTCCCCACCATCAAAAGCCCTTTCAACGATTCACAATGAAATCCAAAAAAACCAAAATTTAGAATTGCGGGATTTTGTTTTAAACCATCCCCTGCCCGATTTGAAAATTGATGCCACCGAAATCACAAACAAATCTTTTTTTAGTTCCGATAACATTCACCTAAATCCCGCAGGGCAGAATCACCTTTCAAACATTATTTATTCACGATTAAAGGGTTGATTATGTCAGCAATAACGGATTTTTTTGATGTTATTTTAAGGGGCGAAAGCAGAACCTATGACGACCATAATTGGTATGTTTCGGGTGGAAGATTAAGGGGCTACATAAAAGGCAGAAACACAAACCCGTACCCTTTACTGAAAAAGGATTTGAGTAAATACTCATTCGGAGAAATTAAAGCGTTCCAATCAAGGGATAGGGATGCCAATGGTCAATTATGGGCAACGGGCAGATACCAAATTATTCCTTCAACATTGCGGGGGGTTCAAAAACAAGTTGGATTGCCCGATTCAGCAATTTACAATTTAGAAAATCAAGATAAATTAGGGTTTGCTTTATTGGTTGAAAGGAGAAACACACGAAATTACCTTTATGGGAAAGTTGCCGATACGCTTGAAAACCGACAATTAGCGGCACTTGATGTTGCAAAAGTTTGGTCAAGCGTGGGAGTTCCTTACCGAGTTTTTGGTGGAAGGGGAAGGTATGTTGAAAAAGATGAATCTTACTACAAAGGCGGTGGCGACAAGGCGAGTGTTCCAAGTATAAATGCCCAACAAGCATTACAAAAACTGCGAAATTCATTACTAAACAATCAAGTTCCCCAAGCACCGAAAATAAAGCGAGATTTTACTTGGGCTTATTACATTTCGGGTGGGTTGCTTTTAAGTTCAGCAATAGCATTTTATTTTATCGCTAAACGCAGGAAAAATAAATGATTTTTAATTGCTTTTTTATTTATATTTGCAATACAAATAAATTTTAATGTTATGGCAAAACTACCTCACATTTACTTTCTTGAGCAACTTGATTTGACCGAACAAGACATTCTTTCGGAGTTCAAAAATTATCGTTTAGAAAACGCAAAAGCCAAAAAGTTTGTAGAATCAAAAGATTTGACAAACGCTTTAAGTGTTTCAAACCGAATTATTGAAAAGGTTATTCCAATGCTTGACGAAGAAGATTTTTCTGATGAAGAAATTGAAAAAGCCAAGCAAGATGCCCTTTCGCAATTTTCAACAAAACAAAGTTCAAATGGCGAAGCCAATGATAACTCCGAAAATTCTGATTCAAAAAATGATTTAGGAATTTTGGGTTGGGTTTTGGGCGGTGCTGCCCTACTTGGCGGTGCTTTTTTCTTATTCAAGCGTAAAAAATAATGCTCGTTTGTAATTATAGGAGTTTTGAAGGTCTGCCCCTGCCGAATGTTAGAACAATATCGGGTGGGTTAGGTCGGTATGGACTTGACATAATTACAATGGTGGCACGAAATGAAACGGGAACGGCTCAACAAGTTGATTTCTTTTCCCGTAGCAATCCCGCAGGGGTTCGTGTCAGTAACGATGCAATTTCTATGAGTGGGCTTATTACCCGTACCCAAGCAAGTCCTCTTGTTATTACAAAAGGGAAATTCTTTGCAAGTGGCGAAAATTCTATTGAGCAACAAAATCAACCTTTGCTGATTTACACAAAAACCGCATCGGGGGCTTACGACCAAATTCAAATGAATCCGAGTGCGTACCAATCTTCTCTGCGAACAAGTCAATACCCTATTGACATTCCATTGAAAGCAATTATTGATAGCCAAAGTAGTTTCTCAACAACCATTTTGCCTAACACTACAATCCGTATAGTGTTAAAGAGTTTCCAACCGCTTAATAAGTCGAAGGATTTACGGGCATTTCGTGAATTTATGGGAATAAAATGGCAGAAACAAAAGAAATTTGGATTTTAGAAACCGCAAAAGCATACGAAGAAAAACTTGCCACACGCATCCGCAAGAATACTTCATTGAAAAGCCGTTATCCCAAAATGCTAATTAAAGCAAGGATTGACTTTGTTTTTTTTGTCGTTTCCTTATATTTCGGGCTTGACAAAAATTGCTTTTATGAAAAGAAACGGCAGGGCGGACTTCCATCAAATTTTTCAGAAATTCGGGGGTTTGCATTTGCATTGCTAAAGCAACGATACAACTACTCAAACGAAATGATTTCATTACACACAAAATTTTCACAAAATTGGATTGCAAGGTGCATCTACAAGTTTTCGATTTCGGAAAATTCCGAGTTTCAAAAATGCGAACTGATTTCAAAACAAATAGCCAATTCTAACTTATGAGAGGTCGTAAAAAAATAATTGTTGACAAAGCGGAAGATGCCACAATTCTTTCAGAACCCGAATTGATGAAGCCAATGGGGGCGACACAATCGCCTTTGCTTGACCCAATTTCTACCGAAGCATCGGGAGAAGGTTCGGGAAAAGCAAAAATCCTTCAAAATTTAGGGGGGGCTACTTCTGACGACACCTTTGATGAAAACGATGATAATTTTGAAAGTAACCAACCCGAACCGAAAGTTAGAAGCCAAAAAAAGCAATCGGCAAGTTTTAATTCTGAAAGCGTAATTTCCGACAATAATTTTCCCGAACCACCCGAATCAAATTTTGATGAACCCGATGAATTTGATGAAGAATATGAAGAAGGGTCTAACGACCTTCCCGAAGGATATTTAGACAAGGAAATTCCAAAACAAGCGAAATTCATTACCGACCTTGTTACTAATTTGCTTGAAACATTGATTTTGCAGAAATACGCTATTGATGTTGATAGCGTGAGGACTTCCTTAATGGAAATTTCCGATATGCAACAACAAGTTCCGAATGTAATCAAAGGTCTTAATGACTACAATATGGGATTTAAAAATGCCATAGAGTTTACCAAAGATGAAAAGAAACTTATTGTTACGGGATTGGTAAACATTCTGAAAAAATACCCTGCAATTTCAGACAAACTAACGGGGGAAGCACAATTAGGTTTGGCTATTTTAACGATTGGATTGACTAAATTAGGCGTTTTAAAACAAATGAGAGATAAGGGAACGGAGATTTTAACCAACATAAATGCCACTTTAAATCAGTATCGTGAATTTTACAAAGCCAAAACCGAACAAATGCGTAATCAACAAGCCCAAGCAGAGCAAAGCGGAAACGCAAGGGCAGAACAATATGGATAATCTTTAGGAAATGGCGATACGGAAAAGCAAACCCACAAATGAGCCGAGTAAAAGGAAATCGGATAGCCGAAGCAACGGCATATCGGTTATTACGGGTATGCAGGGCGTAGGAAAATCATTTAATCTGAACAGCCGAGTAAGGCAGTACGCCCAATTTCATAAACGCCCCGTAATTGTCTATGATGTAAACGATGAATATGCTGATTATGAAATTGTGCGTTGGTCTGACATTAAAAACCTAAAAGGCGGTATTGTTCGCAGAGTATTACCCTATAAGCAGAAGCGTAGCGGGAGTAAGGTAAGGGAAATCAAAGCGTTTGACTTGGAAGATTTAAGAAATGGTTTTTTTTATTTGCTTGAAAACTTTAAAAACGGGTGTTTAGTATTGGATGATTTTAATTCCTACACTATTTCGACACGAAAGACAAACATCCTTTCTACTCTGACAAGGGCAAGGCATCACGGGTTGGATATAATTATTGTTTTGCAAGAACTTGGAAAAGTAACCAAAGACCTTTTTGCGAACTCGTCTTATTTCGTAATGCACCGACAAAATACTTCGCTTGACATTGAAAGAAAAAAAATAACAAACTTTCCTTTGTTTAAGATTGCAGAGAACATTGTAAATGCTCAATTTCATTTGGTTGAGAAAATGAATGAAATGGGCAAGTTTTCATTGGAAAGCGAATACAAAATGTATCGTAGTTTTTATGTTGAAATTGATGTAAAGCGAAATAAAATCTACGGGTGTACGAGCAGAGAAATGTTCCGAGAAGCAATTAAGAAATACCTTAAAACTTCGGACAAATACCGAGAGGTTTATGAATTTATGGCTGAAAATGATTTGAGAAAGACGAACAAAGAGGATTTGGATAGGGCTATAAATGAGGTTTCGGGCAGGTATATGGGCTTTTTTGCAGGTTAATAATTGGGTTTTTAAGTTATTTATTGTGTATTTGCAAGAAACTTAAAATCAGCAAGTTGCAATATGAATGGGAATGTTATATCATTTAAAATTCCTTTTTAATTCTTTTTCTTAATAATTGAAATGTTTATTCTACGGAATTGAGTGTAAATTTGACTGATAAATCATTTAAACACTCACTTGCGAGGTAAAACAAATCAATTATGAAAAATCGTATCACTTCTCTTGAAAATGCTATGGAACGGAATTTCCGTAACTATGGCGGCTATAATGACTTCTCTATGGGTCAGTATGGCGATGGAACATTCCTTAACGCCAATGGCGGTGGGGCAGTTCCCGTTTCCCGTTTGAATCCAAACGCACGGCTTTACACTTTGGTAATAACCAATAGTACGGCAAGTACGCAGGATGTTATCATTCTAAACGCAGGGGATGGCGTACCTCCTACTTCTGCTTCCGTTCCCGCAGGAACATCGGTTACTTTGCAACAAAGTTCTTACAATCGGTTATTGACCGAATCCCAAAACTCTCCAATGATGGTAGCGGGTTGTAAGGTGTCGGTAAAAGATGCAAGTCAATTCAGTAATGTTTGGACTTTGGCATACCTAAATGCCGCAGGTTTGTTGCAACAAGCAACTCTTTCGCCTTTGGCGTTCCGTTCTTCTCTGCAAAACTTGGCAACGCAGATTGACCTTTCCGAAGATGATTTCCAATATGTTATCAACCAAGATAGCCGTTGGACAATCCCCGTGAATGGCACTTCTTCCGTTTCGGGTGGAGAGAGCATCACGCTGAACTTGTTTGTTAAATCGCAAATCCAACCTACCCGCATTTTGCAAGGGCAGAGCAATGTTTCGATTAGCAATCAAGGCGTTCCTTCGGGTTTGCCTACCCAAAAACTTGAAGTGGTGAATCGCACCATTGCGGGGGGTATGAATGGCGGAATGTCCGTAATGTAAATTGCTCAATGGAGTAATGTCCATAACAAAAGGGGGCGGGGTACTTTTGCCCCGCCTTTTTTTTTACTAAAAAGAATTTTATGCAACCAACATTAGTCGGCACTATTATTCAGCAAAACTTTTCGGGTGTTCAGCAACTTGCTCAAAAAATGGGCTATCCCGTTCCGCAAACGCCCCAAGAAGCACAAACTTTTTTCGTAAACCTTCGTGATAACGAAGCACCACAAGATTTTGCCCGATATGTTATGTCGGTTCATCCGAATTGGCAACTCTTTGGAAAAAACATTTGCAACACTATGTTGCTAAACAATAATTCTCAACCTATGCAATACCGAAACGCTTGTTGCGGGTTTGTAAATGCCGATGGTAGCCAAAACGGAAATGGCAACGGAAACGGAAACGGAAACGGCAATGGAAACCAAATGCAAAATAACCAACAAACCAACCAACAAATTGAAATCCCGCAAGAATTTAGGCAGGGATTTGATTTTCTTTCACAAAGAATTGGTGAAATTGCAAGTACCCGAAATCAGAATCAGATTATTCAATACGGACTTGTTTTCGTAGTCGGATTGGTAGCGGGAAAGGTATTGTTCAAATAAAAAAATTTTATGCTTGAATATCGAAATAACAACGGAAAAGTAGGCGGTAAAATACTTGCTGAACAAGTTATGTTTAATCGTTCAAAAATGAACGAATTGATGGCTCGTTTTGGCTACAATACCGAAAATTTAAGCGATTATCAACTCGTTTCCCTTATGGGCGATTTGTCGTTTAAAAACAAGCAATTTGTTCCAACACTTGCAACCTACATAAACACTAATTTTAGGGGTTTTGTGGGGGAAATTGTAGCGGGAATTGGCGGTTTAGTAACTGCACTTGATGATGCTTTTAAAACATCAGATGATGAAACTCGGCAAACCCAAGCCCAAGCAGAATTAGAAAGGGCAAAAGCAGATGCCGAACAAGCGAAAGCAGATTCGGAACGGGCTTCTTCATCCGCAAAAATGTGGACTTATATTGGCGTTTCCGCAGTCGTTGTTATCGGTGTTGTAGCGGGTGTAATTCTTTATCGTAGAAGGTCTAAAAAATCGGTGTAATGGCTATTGACAAAGTTAAATATCCTTTTTCCGCAAAACTTGTGGAAATTATTGGTATGCAAAATGACTTTGCAAATCCTTGTCAAATTGATTTAACTGCCGATATTGCTTTAGCCAAAAAAGTATTAGAGCAGCCATCGGTAGGACTTGATTGGGGCAAATCTTATTTTTTGTATAAATTGGGAAGTAATGCAAAAGGAGTTGATACCTTAACGGGCATACAAAAAATAACGATGCCCTCAAAGCCAACGAACAAAACGCCCGACCAAATTAGTGCCGTTTTAAACGCAATAAAAGTAAATGCAGATGATACTGCGAAAAGGTTTGGAAGCCCCGAACTTTTTGAACTTTTTACTAAAATTTTTTACGATGAAATAACCAACGAGTGCCGAGAGCATCAAAGAAACCACGAAATTTGGACACCCATTTTAGGTGCGGATTATGTAATTCAATTTACCGACCCGCTTTTAAAACAACGAGGGGCAACCATTGAAAGCGTTTCACCTGCAATTCGTGAGCAAATTCGCCCCGTTTTCCTAAACTTTGAAAATTCTCTACGGCACTTAACCGCTTTAGAAAAAAAGGCGGATTATTTGGAACAAGACATTCAAACATACAATACTTGGATAAGCGAAATTGAAGAATTAACAAGGGATAATTCAAGCGATAAACTTTCTTTGGCTTTGCGTAAATATGGTTCAAGTTGTACGCCTATTTTGGCAAGAAGAAATGGCATTTTAGAGCAGGGCAGTATGGAAGCCTACCCAAGATGGGGGGGCAATAAGAATTGGTCGCAAGGTTGGCATTGTATTTTAGAGAAAGGTATGCCTAAATATAGGGCTACACATCCCGAAGCAGTTGCAGACCCGTTAGGTCAAGCACAATTTAGGGGCGACCAAATAAACGCTTTAAGCCTTCGTTTAGCGGCTTTTAAGAGTGAAAGAGCAAGGTTTAAAGTATTGCTCAAAAATGTAATTGATACTGAAATCCCGAACCAAAAAAAGGTTGTTGCGGAAAAGACAAAATTGTGGAATGACCAACAAAAGGTAATTGTAACTTTTTTAAATGGAATTGCCGATGCCGCAAGAATAGAGGCAGAAGCCGCAAATCTCCCCGCAATAATTGAAGCCCAAAGACAAGCAAAGATATTAGAAGAAGAAACCAAGCGGCAACTTGCTTTAATTGCCGCAAAGGAAGCAAGAGAGAAAAGAACACAATCTTTGCTTATTGGCGGTGGCGTAGCAGCAGTTGGTGTGGCATATTTTAGTACGAGGGGTGCAGGTGGTGGAAGCCGACTTGGAAACATTGCCGTAGGTGCATTGATGTTAGGCGGTTTAGGGTATGGAATTTATACATATATGAAAGCCCCCAAAGAAGTTGAGGAATTACCTACTAACGACCAACAAGCAACAATAAGTGCCAACGCTTTAGCGAGTTTGACAAGAAAAAATGCAATGTATTTTGGTAAAGTTTATGTAAACGAGAAAAGGCAATGTAGTGGCAGAATGACACTTGAACAACAAAGGGCGTGTGAATCCCAATTTACTGCGTTTTCGAGTTTTATGGGTATGCCAATGGGTTCAACGGGAAATTCTTAAATTTGAATAAAATATGCTACCAAATTACGAAATACAAATTGTGCCAAGTGGAATGACAATCTACAATCCACCTATGTCGGATGATGCGTTTAATCCCGCCATTGGCAACATAAGCGACTATAATAAAGCAGCAAAAGAAATTTGTATAGGTGAAGGAAAATTGGCACAAAACAAACGAGATTACACGGCTTATGCGTTGCAATTAGCAAACAAAAGAGATAATGTAAGCGGTTGGAATGAGGTAATAAACGGCTTGGAAGGTGCTAAAAAAACCGATGGTTGCGAATGGGGTGCAAAGCGTGGAAGGGTTGCGGAGGTAATTCGGGTTTTAAAGCGTGAAAAAAGTGAATGGGAAAAAGCCAAAGCGGGAATTGGAACGCCCGTAGTTAGTAGTGTTGATGGTAAAACACAATTAACCGCCCCGAATTGGAATCCTACAACAGCAAATTGGGAAGCGATAGCAAAAGATTTAGGCGACAAGTTATTATCAAAGCAAGAACTTGTTTCAATCCTAAAATCAAAAATTTCTATTGAATTAGCCAAAGGAAATAACGCAGGGATAATTTTGGCACAAAAAATTTACGATGGCTCAATAAACGGACTTGAAATAAATAAAAAGGCAGTTGCTTGGGGTGTAAAAAGGACAAGAGTAAATGCCGCTATTCGTTTAATTAAAAGTACAATTCGCAGACCCGAAACTCTTGTAGATATTGTTTCGGGGCAACCCGTAAAAATTGATACGCCCTCTTTGGAAGATTTGGCAAAAGAAACTTCCGAAACCGAAAAAAACTTTTTTGATAAAATCGGTGATTTTTTCGGCATTTCTCCCGATGATGAAGCGGGTGATGTAACGGGTGGCAACATTAACGGAAGCGGAGAAGGTGATAAACCAAATTACACGCCTCTTTTAGCGGGGGGCGGGGTTGTGGTAGCAATTATTTTAGTTGGTGTTTTAGTAAGTGCCGCAAACAAAGGAGTAAAACCAAAATCATAATGAGAATAACAAACTATTCCGTTCCAAACGACGAACAAATGCGAGAAATTGAAGGTCGGTATTTTATTCCCCAAGAGATTGTTGACCAAGTGGCTTATGCGGTTAATAAGGGCAAAGAAATTGTTGAAAATGTAACTACGCCAACAAACGGAAATCAAGGTGGCGGTGCAAACAATGGAAATCAGCAGAAAAATGGCGGTACAAACATTGGAAAACCATTGCTTTATACGGGTGGTGCTATTGTTTTAGGACTTGCCGTTTATTTTGGTTACAAGTATTACACAAAAACCCTTAAAAAATGAGAACATTAGACGACATTGAGCAAAAAAGTGATAAAAAAACATTGTCTGATAAAGTGAAAAATTTACCAACGAGTACAAAAATTGCGGTTGCCGTAGTTGTTTTAGGCGGTATGTTTTTTGCGTATCGAAAATTCTTTGTAAAAAAAGCAGAACCGAACATTATTGTTGACTAATGGAGAACAAACTGCGGTATAGTTTGAATGTAAATTCGCCCTTTAAGGTGTTTCTTGACTTGCAAGTTAAGAAAGCACCCGTGCGAGTATTTATCCGCATTTTTAATCCAAATTTGCCAAATACATTTGCTTATTCACGAAAGCAAGATTTTGAAGTTCCAACATCGTTCAATTACAAAATCGGAGTTCCCGATTTTATTCCCCCGCTTGTTTTGGAAGTTTATACTGACAAAAATGAACCCGCTTCTGATTATGTAACTGCAAAATTTAGGGTTGAGGAAACGGGAAGCACAATTAAGAGAATCCCGATGAAGCATAGGAACGCAATTAAATTTCTGCGTGAATTTTCTTTAAAGGCAGGTTTTTTAGAGCCGAACAAAACATATTCAAACGGGAAGATTCAAATTAACTATTTGCCCTACATTACTTATGAAAATGGGCAGATGCACACTACCCCCGCAAGGATTCATAAAACGGAAAATTATATTGAGGTAAGCAAGTTCCATTTTGATAGGATGCCAACACCCCGAAGAAATGCAATTCTTTTCCACGAATTATCACATAATTTTATTTCCCGAAATCCAAATTCAGAAGAAGAAGCAGACGACCATAGTGCCGACCTTTATTCTTTATCGGGGCTTCCGCCAAGCGAGTTCATTTATGGCTTTTCAACCATATTTAGGCAACACAATCCAAAAGAGTTTGCCAATATGATGAAAGACCCTAACTATCAAAAATTACATTCAATGCAAGTAAACCGATTGCGTAGAATGATTAACAAAATGTCAAACAAATAATTATGGGATATTTACCATCTTTTAGACCTACTGAAATTTTTGTAACCCCAAGACAAGAGGGGGTTTTTGGAATTTCCCAAGATTCTTTTATGCAGTTTGCACAATCAACACAAGTTGGCGGAAGCGGTGGCGTTCAAACACCAAGTCAGCCGAGTAGTGGTGGTGGCGGTGGTGGAAGCGGCATACAAATGGGCGACCAAGTTGGCATAAATCCCAATGATAATAGTGGTAGTGTAAATCCGCCCCCGCCAAGCACCCCGCCAACAAACTTTTGTCCTACAACATATTTCCCCGTTTGTGCCAATGGGCAAACTTTTGGAAATGCTTGTGAAGCAGAAAACGCAGGTTTTACTCAATACACACAAGGAGAGTGTGCCACAAATGGCAATGGCGGTGGCGATAACGGAAATGGCGGTGGAAATCAGCCCGTTTATGACCCCGAAACGGGTTGTATTATTCAAGGGTTTGATAATTTAGGCAATCCTATCTACATTGACCAAAACGGGAATCCATCTTTAAATCCCGAAGGTTGTCAAATAAGCCCCGATTTTAATAGCGGTGGCGGTGGCGGTGGCGACAACGGGAATGGTGGCGGTGGCGGTGGAACAATTCCCGATGATGAAAAAATTATTGCTTTCGTAAAGAAAAATTGGATGTATTTACTTGCCGTAACTGCGGGAATTTATTTACTCACAAATAAATCGAATTAAAAAGCAATTAAAAATCAATAATAATTCAAAAAAAAACCTTTACTTTTAATCTCTAACAACAAAAACAAAACGCTATGTTTGAAAATTTGAAAACTGAAAACTACATTGGTGGAATATCGGGTGGGTTAGTAGCCTACTACGGAATCCGTAAATTTCGCCCAAACACAAATGTTTACCTTCATTGGGGGGCTACTGCTTTAGCCGTATGGGTCGGTTCAAAGTATGTTGCACCACAAGTTGCCAAACTTTTTCAAGGTGGCGAAGAAGTCGCCCCCGTTGAGTAATGGCAAGACAAGTTAAAAATACCGAGTATGCGGCAGGTTTGCCGTATGCCCCTAAATATGCGGTTTCGGGAAGGATAGTGGTTGCCAACGGCAATTACACTTCCTTCCGAAACTTTGCGGAAACGGGGCAAAAAGCGACAAAAATTTCCCTTATTGGGAAAATAGCCGTTGCAGGTATTTTGACATACTTACTTTATCAATTAACAAAAAATTAGAAAAAATGGCACGACCAAAAAAAACACAATCATTTGGGGCTGAACTTGCCGCAGGTTTGAAAAAAATTATGGGTGGCGAAAAACAAGCCGAAAAACCAAAGGCGAAATCCCCCGCAAAGGCAAAATCCCCTGCAAAGGCAAAATCCCCTGCAAAGGCAAAATCCCCTAAAGTATCTTTAAAAGCCAAAGTGAAGCCAAGAGATTTGAACCGAGTTGAAAAAAAGGGTAAAATCGCTAAATTTTTAAGTGCAAAAGGCACTAAAAAACAAACTGCACGGGGTAAAAAGCAAGACAACAAATTCATTGCTCTACCCGCAGGAAAAAGGATTGCAACAAAAGTGGCTACCATTACTAAAGCGGATGGAACTGCATTTACACGCAGAAACCCAAATGCAACCGAAGGGAAAATTTATTCCGAAAAGCGTAAAAACCGAGCCGATGTATTCGGAAAGGTTGCTCGTATGGGCGGTAGAATGTAATTGTATTAAAAATTAAAAATTTAATTTAAGAATTATGAGATTTTCAACAATTTTTAGTAGTCCACAAGGTTGTACTTGCTATGACAACAAAAATAGTCAATGTGCCCCTAATTATTGGTGCAACGAATGTCGCAAGAATCCAAGTAACCCAAATTGCAATATGCGGGTTGGAAATAGGGTAGTGCCTCGTTACCAAACCCAAAGTGGAAATGGTCAAATTTATGCTACCCCCACAAATCGCTTCCGAAATGCTATGCCTTTGATGCCAATGGGTATTAACACGGGCGGTTTTGGTATGCCAATGGGCAATAGCGGTAGGGATGCCTACCAAAATGCGGTTGGTATGGGAAATCCAACAATGGTTGCCCCTGCTTTTGGAGGAACACAAACGCCAAGTAGCGGTATTAACAACTATTGTATTAAATGCTTAAAAAAAGGGTGCGGATGTGTCAGAGATGAAAGAGGTCGCCCACGATGCGACTGCGGAGATTTAACGCCAAGCGGAATACGGCTTAATAAATTTTGCAAAAGGCATCCCGAACTTTGTAATGTTCAAATCTAAAAACAATTAAATAATGAAAAACAAAGTTTATGCTTTCGCTAATTTCCGCAATGCGGAAGGCGAATTATCGGGGCGGCTTCAAATGCCCCAAGCATCCATTGTCGGTACTGCCGTTGGTGCAATCGCAGGACACTTTATTGGCAGAAATGCTAAATCGGGTATGGCGAAAAAATTAAATGCCTACAATGGGGCTGCTTATGGTCTTTTAATCGGTGCTTTAATCGAAGGGTATCGGTCAGTTTAATTAAAAAAAAGAAAAAGAAATGGGAACTATTTTAGGTTTATCCTCTCGTATGGTCAGCATTGACCCGAATGAACCCTCATTCAACGACCAAATAAATGCCACTATTGCTCAAGGAGTTGATAACAATGCTTCTTATTTTCCTTCGGGGGCAAGACAAGCGTTTGCGGAACAAACTCAAACGAAAATCGGTGCTTTAACAAGCGACATTTTGCCCGTTGGGGAGTATATGATTCCAAATGCTTATTTGTTAGCCGATGGCGATGTTAATGCCGATGCTAATGCCGATGCGGGTGGAATTGAAGTAGGTGCTTCTTATGTTGTACCTTCAACTGCAATGTTGTTAGGCAATGTGCTTGGTGGAATCTTGGCTTATCAAATGACCGCAAACCGCAAAGGGCGTGTTTGGTGGACTATTGGTGGAGTAATTGCGGGTGGCATTGCTACCTCTCTTGCTTACAATGTAGGTCGGGGCTTTAGCCGATGAAAAAAGGCGTAGTGGTTGGAATTGGCTCGGTTTTGCTTGTCGGAATTGCGATAGGCGGGTATTTTCTATGGAGAAATACTCGCAAATCCGAAACTGATAGCGGAAAAGCCAATGGTGGAGATACGGGTGGGGGAATTGATGTTACCCCGCCTACTATTCCTTCCAACGAAACTTTACCCCCGCCAACGCAGGGATGCCCAAGTAAATCATATACCCGCCAACGCAATGATGCCTTTCCCTTGAAATGGGGTTCAGAAGGTGCAAATGTAGGTAGGTTGCAGAGGGCGTTGAATATGAAATTGGGCTACAATTTAAGTGTTGACAATAAGTTCGGTTGTTTGACCGAATCTGCCCTTCGCCAAGCGTTAAGAAAAAATGAAATTTCGCAGACCGAATTAGAATCACTTGAAAATCAATGAAAACATCGTCAATTTATATTTTAGCGGGAACACTTGCTTTAGGCGGTGTTGCAATTCTTGTTTTGGCGTTGCGTAAACGCCCCGAAGAAACCGAATCCCCTATTGATGTTACTCCCCCAACTCAAAATGGCGGTGGCGGTGGCGGTACTCGGCAATTTTCGTGTATGTACGGAAACGAATTTCCTTTGCAGTTTGGCTCTTGCGGTTCAAATGTCGAAAAATGGCAAACATATTTGAACTCCAAAAGGGGCGAAAATTTAGCCGTTGATGGAAAGTTTGGTGCTTTAACCGAATCCGCTACAAAACGGCATCCCGCCTTTGGAAATTTATCTACTTTCAATCAAGGAAAAGTAAGCGAGGTTGATTTCAATATGGCGACTTTTCAAGGTTAATGCAATCTAAAATGAAATGGCAAAAGCATCGTTTCTACCCAAAAAAAATGATTTACCCGATGTTTGGGTAAATTGGTTTGATAACCTTCAAGGAGAGGTAGGGATAAATAATGCCCGATTTCTTTGGACTAAATGGTGGAACGAAATTAAGCCAACTTCAAGCAACACAATAAACCTTCGCAATCAAATGGAAGCGAGGGGAATTGTAATTGAACCCGAATCTGCTTTAGGAAAAATCGGTGATATTGGCTCTGATGTGTTTTCGGGCATTGGAACTGCCTTTCGTGGCGTTGGAACGCTAATTACTATTTCGGTGGTTGGCGGGATTGCTATTATTGGACTTGTTCTTTACAATTTCACAAAAGATGAAAGTGGTCGTGCTGAACTGAAAAATTTAGCATCAAAAATTGCAACAAAAGGGATGTAAAATGAACAAAAAGCAACTCATTTTTATTGGTGCAACTGCGACTGCGATTGGGTTTTTCTTTATTGGAAGAAGCATTTATCGAAAAATTCGGCTTGAAGATATTTTGAAGCAGATGCAAACGGCATCAACGGGTGATATTTCTACGGATTTAGGATTAGTTTTTAGCGGTCAGCCATACCTTAACCAACTTGCAGGGAAAACATTGATTTTATTGCAGGATTCGGTTGCGAGAAAATATGCAAATGACTTGAAAGGATATATTTGCCAAACCTATGTTTGTAACACAAACGAGGGTGGAATTTATGGGGTGTTTCAGCGTATTTCAAATAAAGCCCAAGTAGCCCAAGTTTCAAAGTGGTACAAAGCGTTATTCGGAAGGGATTTACTTGCTGATTTAAACGCTGATTTAAACGATACGGAATTAGAAAAGGTAAGAACAATAATTGCTTCAAAACCCGATTACGAAATTGCACAATGAATAGAAAATTAGCAATAGGATTAGCCGTTGGTGGCGGTACTATAATTGTTGTAGGACTTGCTACCTATTTTGGCGTTAAACTTGCTTCAAAGCCCGAAAATCAACAAGGCGGTGGCGGTGGTGAAAATGGCGGTGGAACAAGACCCCCAAGCGAAGATGAATCCGTGCCACAAACGGGAACACAAGAGGCAAAAATGTCTTTTCCCCTTGCGATTGGTGATAGGGGCGTAGGCGTTGCTTACCTTCAAAAATCCCTGCAATGTTTAGGCAAGTATTCGGGAAGCATTGATGGAAAATTCGGTATTGAAACATACAAGGCGATTAGAAGTTATTTTACTTTCCAATGGTTTAATTGTACTTTTCATTACGAGTGCAAATTGTCTGAAAAACAATGGAAGGAAATTGTCCAACAAGCAAGGCAAAAATGTGGGTTGGCAACTTTCTCTTTACCCGATTCAATTTGGGAAGAATATACCCAAGCCCATACTGATTTTTGGAACAAAAAACGCCAAGAAAAATGATTAAGCGTGGGTGGATAATTGGTGGCGTAATTGCGGGAATTTTAGCCGTTCCAATTACCTATTTTTTGGTTCAGTACAAAAAGTTAATGGACTACGAAATTAACCCCGACACAATTACCCGAATTTCAAAAGAAGGCAGAAGGTACAAGTATAGGGTTGTTTTTAATTTTGAAAACAAATCTTCGCTTGGTTATACGATTGAGCAACAAAGTTATGAGGTGTTTTTAGGTAATTTGAAAATCGGTGAAGGAAGTTACAAAGAGAATGTGGAAATAAAGCCAAAATCAGTAAGCAAATTGCCTATGGTTATGGAGTTTGTTTTACCTACAAACGCCCAAGCAATAGGTTATTTGCTTGAATTGTTTTCAAGCGGAAAAGTTTTGATAAATGTAAAATGGCAAGTATCTTTAATGGGCTTAAAAACGAACATTGAAAAACAAATGGAGTTTAAAATCTAAATTATGTCGAAAAATTCAAAAATCTTATTGGCGGTAATTGTTTCGGGAATTATTGGCTTTTTTGTTGGGAAAAAAAGTAAGCAATCAAACTTTTCTAACTTTGAAAAAGGCGGTGGAATGTTTCCTTGCCCCGAACCGACAAAAAATTTGGAATTAAATACCCGTAACCGAAACAAGGCAATTAAAGCAGATTGGATTCAATATGGGCCTTTAAACCTTTCAGATTCAGCGTATTACAATCGACTTGCAAAGCATTGGAATACGAGTGTTGGGGTTGCAAAAAAATCTAATTGCGGAAATTGTGCTGCTTTTGATGTTTCCCCAAGAATGAAAGGTTGTATGTCAGTAGGCGAATTGCAAGATAAAGATGGTGCTTTTGGATATTGTTGGATGCACAAATTTAAGTGCCATTCTGCCCGTACTTGTTACACTTGGGCGAAGGGCGGTGCAATTACAACTGACAAAGTATCTTATGGTTGGCAAGAAAGAAATCAATAAAAATCAATTTAAAAATCAATTTTAAAATCAAATCCTATGGAAAACAAGGAACTTATCAATTACGGGGGTGGAATTGTTGGTGGCATTTTAGGAAATGTTATCAATGACCGATTCACCAAATTTGGAATGGCAGGGCGACTTGGACTAATTGCCGTTGGTGTTTTTGGCGGTTATTTTTTAACCAAAACTTTGCAGGACAAAGGTGGTTTTAGAAATGCCGATGGCGGTTGCGGTTGCGGTTGCGGTGGAAAATGTGGTGGCGGTTGCGGTTGCGGTTGTGATGATTAACACTATATTTGTGGTGGACTTAAAACATTGAGCAATGTTCGGATTAGATAAAATCATTGATTCTCGGATTCAAGATTTGATTCACAAACTTTCAGAAGAAATGGGCGAACCGATTTCTGAAATAAAAGTGCTGTTAAAACTTGACGAGCAAACGGGAAAAACAATCGCCTACTCGGTTGTAAATGGAAAAGCGGGTAGGAGAATTTCATTAAAAGAGGTTTAAAATGGCACAATCAAGCGGTATAAATCTTCGGTCTTGGTCAAACAATGTGGTGCAAGTTCAGAACTTTACCTACTTGTCAATTTACAACATAGGGGCATCTGACTTGGTGCTTAAATTTGGTTTGGGCGATAGTGCCACTAATTCCAATGTTGTACCTGCAAACGGGGGCGTTTGGACTTCCCCGCAAATTGTGGCAAAAATTGAAAGCATTTACATATTAAATTCATCGGGTTCGGCTTACAATATAATGACCGATGGGCAAATAGTTTCCTAATGTCTAAAAAAATAGTTCTGCCATTTACTGAAAATGAATTATTCGTAACTGCGGATAAATCCAAGATTTTCATTGAGGGAACGCCAATAAACATTGACTTCTGCTATTGCAGGGTTGAGTTTTTGGTACGGCATACGGGAAGGGAAATGGATATTGCCCTTTTTACTTTTTTCGATAAATCAGCATACGAGAAAAGCCCAAACACGCCTTTGGTAACAAATCTCAACAAATTTATGGTTCGGGTTGAGTTGGATGATTCGCAACAATTATGCGTTCAAACTGCCTTGCATTTTATGAAGGACAAATTGATTCAAGATGGCTACAAAGTGGAATAAAAATGGGGCAAGTATCAAAAGCGGCTTATGGTTGGAATCCTGCACCAAAAAGAGATTTTAGTGGCGGTGCTTATGGCGTAATTTATTCAACACAAAACCAACCTGCATTAGCCCCAAATACCCCGCAAATTATTACTCTGAACACCCTAAATGGTTCAAGCGGGATTTCTTTAGACAACAACAAAATTGTTATTGCCACACCCGCAACCTATCGAATGTCAGTAACGATTTTAACTCAAAATGCCGACAACAAAGAACACGATATTACCTTTTGGCTAAAATTTTTGGGTAATGATTACCCAAATTCGGCACATACAACAACACTTCCTGCACGGAAAAGCACGGGAACGCCAAGTTTTCAGTTGTTTACATACGATTTCATTGGAACTTCTATTAACCCAAACGACTATGTTGAGTTATTTTGGAAAGCAGAATCGGTAGCCGTATCTTTGAAGTATACGATTGGGGTTGGTGTGCCTAATGCACCTTCCGTAAGCGTCAACATTAATAGAGTTGCTTAATATGGGCAAAGTTTCAGCATTTGGATATGGTTTTCTACCCCCCGTAAGTGGGGGCGGTGGCACTACAACCCTACAAATAGGAGATACAATCGTAAATAATGCGGTTGCAGGTGGAGTTTTATTTGTTGCTTTTGCGGCAGGTCAAAATCGCCTTTCAATGAATCCCAATAATTTCTTTTGGGATGAATCTAATTTAAGATTGGGTTTAGGAACGAATACGCCTTCGCAAAAACTACACGCATTTGGCGGTGCTTCTGATGTAGGTATTTTGACCGATGCAAATTCGGGATTACAAAACAAGGCATACATTTTTGGTACGGGTGGCGATAAGCGATGGGATTTGAATGTTTTTGGAAACAATACGGGGGCTAATGTTGGCGATGATTTTTCCATACGCAGATACAACGATGCAGGGGCGTTAATTGACACGCCTATTTCCATTGTTCGTTCTACGGGTGTTGCCACAATCAACGGCAAAACAATGGCTGACAAACTTGATGTTACAACGGCATCTACGGGTGCAAACATTTTGTTTGTCGTTCCTCAAATTTACAATAGCGTTGCTTCCCCAAGAACGGGAAATATAACCTCTGATTTAACGGGTGCAAACATTGGAATTGTGCAAAAAATTTATCACCAACAAGTAGGCGTTCCGAGTTTTCCCGTAGGTTGGGTTTTGGTTGGCACGGGTAGTTATGTAGGTGGAACGCTAAATATCATTTATGCTGAATGGGTTTCGGGAACAAGGGTTGAGTATTGGATTGTTCAATAAAAAAATATGTCAAATCGCTATTCTACCATATTGGCTTTAGGAGGTTCGATTGAGCCTTTTTTTCTTGACACCTACCCCAATGCGTCAGTAGCCTATTCCCTTAGATTACTAAGCAGCACCTATGCTGGTTCTGCAATTAGGGTAAGAAGGTCAAGCGATAATACTGAGCAGAACATTGGCTTTAGTGCAGGAGTGTTGGATACTGCCGCCTTACTAAGTTTTTGCGGTGCGGGAAATGGTTTTGTTACTACATTCTACGACCAAAGCGGTAACGCAAAGAACAGCGTACAAACTTCCGCAGGTTCACAACCAAGAATTGTTTTGTCGGGGGTATTAGAAACATTAAATTCAAAGCCTACAATAAATTACATTTCAGGTACGGCAACGGGTACACCTTTACAAAATGTAACTGCTCAAAGTATATTTAATGTAGGTCAAGTAGTTACATATAACCAACTTCAATCACTTATTTCTTTCGATAGTGTATCAGGTTTTGGCCCGTGGATTCGTTCTATATCTCCTAATTATTGGAGAACACCAAGTACGAGTGCAACAGATTCCTTTGATTTCACACATTTAAGTAATATGTACTTTAACGGCAACCTACATATAACAGCAAACAACTTTTTAAACCCACACATTTTATCGTCTTTTGGGTTATCAGCGATTACTAAAAAGTTTGGCATAAGCGACATTACTTTTCTTGGAAGATGGTTTTTAGGTAAAATGTCCGAGTGTATCGTATATCCAACAAATCAACAAAGCGGATTTAAGTCAGGAATCGAATCAAACATGAGTTCTTATTATTCAATTCCATTATGACCATATTAGGCTATAAATACTTAACTGAGGCTGATGCTCAAAAGGCAAGGAAAGATTGCTCTGATTATTATGGCATTCCTGTTTCTCCTGAAGATACAACCCGATATTGGGTAGATTATTATTGTGCAATGTTAGATGAGCCAAAGTTTTGGTTTATACTATTTAATGATAGTTTAACTATTGTATTAGGAGAACCTATCGAATTTGAAGTTATTCAACCAACCCCATTTGAAGATGCGACCAATTAACCACATCGTATTGCAAAGATTGGGTTATTTCAGAGCAAGAAGTTGAGCAAAACCAATATGCAGAATTTAATTGGATAGAAAATTTGCCAACAAAAAATTGGATTCCACCAACACCGCCTAACCCTTAAAAAAATATCAAAATGTTAAAAAAAGGTAGCAAAGGACAAGGAGTAAAATCCCTGCAATCATTTTTGGGAATAGATGCTGATGGCGTGTTTGGAAATGAAACTGAAAACGCTGTAAAAGAATTTCAAAAGAAATTTAATTTACGCCCCGATGGAGTTGTTGGTAAGGAAACTTTTGAAGAAATGGGAATACTAACAACCGATATTTCGGAAAATTGCGAGAACGATGATGATACAATAATTCAAAATTATTTTTTGCCCGAAAACGAGTATTTTAAAAGCGTTCAAAAAAAGAATTGGGCATTTCTTCATTACACCGCAGGGGGTTCAAACCCATTTAAAGTTGTAGATGCTTGGGCAAAGGATAATCGTGGAAGGGTGGGTACTGAATTTGTTATTGGTGGGCAATCGGTAAGCGGAAATGACACTAAATATGATGGTGTGATTGTAAGGGCTATTCCCGAAGGTGGATATGGTTGGCACTTGGGTATTGGAAACAATGAATTGCACCGAAATAGCATTGGAATCGAAATTTGCTCAATGGGGTATTTAACCAAAGGTGGCTATTGGACAAGATTAATTAGAAACGGAGAAACAAAAAGGGTTTTTATTAAAAAAAATCCCGAATCATTTTATACCTATACGGGGGTAGAAGCACACAAAAAACAAATAGTCATTTTGGAAGAACCATTTTTAGGGCATATTGCTTGGCATAGATTCAGCGACAAACAACTTTCATCGGTACACAATGTTCTTGAATTAATCGAAAGGCGTGATGGAATTGATATTACTAAAGGGTTGCCCGAAATGATTAAAAAGTATGGTTGGAAAGCATTTGCAAATAGAAATTTGCCCTATGTAACAAGCAACTATGGTGTTTATTCACACACCAACGTAAGTGTTCAAAAACTTGATGTTTTTCCTCAACCCGAACTAATTGAAATACTGACTTCATTATGAATTGGTTAAATATACTTTCAAACCGATTTTTGCATTACGGAGTTTTGATTGCACTTTTATTTATGGCATATCAAGGCTGCAACGAATGGAAAAATGAAGCGGAAATTCAAGAGAAAAACACCAATGAACTTTTGCGTGAAACCTCAATAAAAACAAAGCGTTTGGAACTTGACAATAAAAAATTAAGAGAGTTGTTTCCGAGTTTTTTAGATAGCATTGAAAAAGAATATAATATCAAGTCAAAAAACATTCAAAAAATTCATTTTGTTAAATGGAGAACAAAATGGGATACATTATTAGTGCCAATCCAAATAATTAAAAACGATACAATTCCTTGCTTTGGGGAAAGGTGGGAATTAGATACATTTTGCATTAAACAAAAGTATTTTCGCCCTGCGGGAGATAGCGTTGGAAAACTTGAAATTAAAAGGGATTTTGATGTAAACATTATTGCTTATAGAACCCGACCAAAACCTAAATTTTGGAGTTGGCTTGGGGGCAAGTGGGAACAAAATATAATTGTTACTTCGCCTTGCTTTCCCGATAGCAGTATCTTTGAAAACATTTTATTTGAAAAAAAGTAATTAAATTAGCATTATGGAAGCAAATTTCTTTCACTCACTATTGGGAAACATCGAACCAATGACATTCCTTTTATTCCTTGTTTGGGGGATGATTGGCATTTTTGTAAACATTCTAATTCACGCTTCGGGAAGGGATGTAAGAACCGATTACTCGCCTTTGCAATTCTCTTGGAGTTACTTAATCAAGGATAATTGGAAAAGGGGTTTGCTCGGCATATTGCTTTTAATCGTTGCAATTCGTTTTTCCAATGAAATTTTAGGGGTTGAAACTACGGCTTTTGCTTCATTTTGGATTGGATTAACCTCACATAAGTTAATCAACATTTTTCGCAGATTAAGTAAGCAAAAAAGCATTTAATATGCCACCAACACAAGCACAATTACTCGGACAAATACTCACAAAACTTGAAGGTCTTGAAAAGGCAATTAAGGGGGATGAATTAGGCAACGAAGGACTTGCAAAAAGGGTTACAAGATTGGAAACAAAACTTGACGACCAACAAAAGTTTTTGGAGAAAATCAAAACCACGATGTCAGTATCTTGGAAATTTGCGGGGCTTGTTGGCGGTGCAGTTGGCTCTTTAGTTTCAGTATTGGGATTCCTTTGGGGTAAAAATTAAAGCAATGGCAAAAGGAGTAGCAGACAAAATTTATGGGGAACTGAAAAGCAAACCCGTTGAAATTCTTGCGGTAGTTTTAGGTTTGGCATCTACGGCTTTAATAACCTACAACACAATTATTGCGATGCGGGAACGCAAAAGCAGGGCAGAATTAGAGGATATTCAAAAAGAAATGACAATTCTGCAATACCAAAAACTAAAAAGTGAGATTGAGGGGAATCAATAATCCCTTAACCCAAGTTGAAATTGGGCAAGTCGGGTATCATCTTCCATACTATTAAGCCCAAGCGAAATACTTTCGCCATAACAATTACAAGTAGCATCCCCGTTGGAGTTTATTCCAAACGAGATAAAACCCGCAGAAATTGGGTTAAAATGCCTAAATGATGAATGTGCTAATGAGGGGGTAAAAACAATGATTTCATCGTTTTGGGTGCGAACATATTTTGCTCTCATTCAACCTATGTTTAAATCGGTTTCAATTATGTCTAAAGCCCCATCTCTGCCTACAATTTTTGCGATGTAGGAACGGGTAGTTGGGTTTACCGAATCGGCAAGTGCTTTGGGCGTTGCATAGTTTCCAAGTCGGGCTTTTTTCCCCGTATCTCCATACGCCCCTGCGTTGTAAACTGCAATAACCCTATCAAGGCGTAGTTTACTGCCTTCTTTTGCCCAATCGTTGTCAATAAGTTGACCTAACACGATGCTTCCAATAAGAATGTTTAATTCGGGCTTTAATTGGTCTGCGTTGGTAATTGTACGGGTTTTGCCATTGGCATCAAATTTAATCCCAAAATCAGCCAATTTGCTGCGTTCTGCGGGTGTCATTCTACCCTTTTCAAGTTCCCGTTCAAGTTGGGCTTTTGCGTACTCTCTATTCCATTGCATTAGCCCTTGAGTGATATGCCCTGCACTTCCCGCATCCGCTTTCCCGCCACTTTCAACGGCTATAAATGCCGTAATTACCTTTGGCGGTATTTTTGAATTAAGCGAAGCGAATTTTATGTATGAGCCATAGTTTGACCAAATCCGTTGAAGCATTGATTTAATCTGACTTCTGCTGCCCCAATTTGAAGGCGAAGCCAATCCCGTAGCGGGAACATCAACATAAAGAGTTGCCATTATTGAGTGCGAATTTTAATTCTACGATTGTTTTTTTGCGGGTCGGGGGAAACAAAGTTTTTAGCCCAATACCAATATGAGGTTGCGATAGCACCTATCGAAGCAAGTGTGATAGTAACCCAAAGAATAACCATTTGCCGTTTTTCCATAAAATCGTTTTAAACGAAATTACGGATTTTTTTGGCTTGGTCGGTATATTGATTCCTCACGCTTTTGCAAAAATTCATCGCAATAGTCGTTCATTATGAACTCAATAAAACTCGTTGAAGATTGCCTTCTAATTTTAGCAACCTTTTGAATTTTCTCGTATATTTCTTTGTCAAAACGAAATGTGGTCGTTTTCTTTTCTACTTGCTCTGCCATAATCAAATTGCCAAATTGTTTTTATCTACAAAATTTACATAATGGGTATGCCCTTTAAACACTATCAGATACCCCATTCTATACCTTACCTTATAGCCATAAGGATTTTCATTTAGCCATTCCTCTATTTGATTTTTTGACTTAAATCCAACATCGAAATTAGGCAGGGGCAATTTTAAATGCCCCGTAAAGTTTAAAAAATACTTGTTGCCTTTTTGCTTGTACCCACAATCAAAAATGCTTCCAAAACCTATTGGGTCGTTAAACGCATCAGTCATAGGATTCTTTTTTAATTTCAATGAAAATTCGGTATGCCCTTTCAATTATTTTAGCCGAAAAACTTGGCTCAAAACCTTTTGAAAAAAGTTTGTTTAACCACTTGTTTTCCACTCTTGAATCGGGGAATCCCTTTCCAATCATTAAATCGGTTTCATATACCCTCTCGTAGAAAGAATCTGAAAACGCTTCAATCACCATTTCATAATACGGAGTAAAGGCATCTTCGGGTTCGGTTGTCAAGTATCTATCAAGCGATTTTTGAAAGTCGGTCAGCATATTTTTGGTTTATATTGCAAATGTAAATACAATGCAAATAAATTGCAACTTATTTTTTCCTCCAAATTTCATTTGTAAGGAAATGAGTAACAACATAATGAATACCTGCGTGTAGTGGCGTATTTATTGGCTTTTTAATCAGCGAATAAAGTCGGGAACAATCAAGTATTTTGCGTTCAACTCCGTTGCTAACTTCTCCGTTGAAAATGATTTCTCCATCAAACTCCAAAGATTCTGCAATCATATCTGCCAAAAAAGAAATAGTAACTTCTTCTCCCGTACCAATGTTCAAGGGCTTCAATGCCGTTGTCCAATCTACAAGTTCTGATTTTGCAAGTTCTATTAAAATGTTCGCAAGATTAACCGAAAAAATAAACTCCCGTTTTGGCGTTCCCGTACCCCACAACTCAACCGATTTTGTGCCTTGCGTTTTGGCTATGCTGATTTTTCGGATGATTGAAGGAATAACGTGGGAATGTTCCGAGTGAAAAGCATCTTTAAACCCGTAAATGTTGCAGGGAATTACGGGCAAAAAAACTCTTTCCTCTTGTCTTGAAATTGACATACACGCTTGAACACCCGTAAGTTTTGCAAGTGCATAAGGTCTATTGCTTTCGTGGATATTTGTGTTGAAAAGCAGATTTTCATTCATTGGTTGGGCGGCATCTTGCGGATAAATACAAGACGAGCCAATAAAGAAAAACTTTTTCACGGATTTGGTTTGCTGACAAGCCCTTATGATGTTGTTTTGCATAACCAAATTGTTCATTAGAAACTCATACTGATAAATCGAATTTGCACCAATACCGCCAACCATAGCAGCACAATGAAAAACAATTTCGGGTTTCATTCTTTGTATGAATCTAAAAGTTTTTTGTTCATTCAGAAGGTCAAAGGTTTTTGAATTTGCTGAAATCACTCGCTTGAAGCCCCTGCCCTTTAACTGCGATACCAATTCATCACCGAGAAGCCCCGTGCCACCCGTAACTAAAATGCTTGTAGATTCGTTCATTTTTTTGGATTGTTTACAATAATGGGCGTTGAAAAAATGTAGTGGTCAGTACCAAATGCTTTTTTCAATTTGTCGAAAAATCCCAATTCCCAACTTCCATCTTCCCGCTTTTTCCTTTCATTGTCAATTCGGATAAGCGTTAATTCGGGGTAGTATTTTTTGAACCGATTTACCCTTGTAATTGACTTGGCATCCCAATCGCCTTTTATCTCAACATATTGGGTTTTAATTTCCTCGCCAACCTTGATTTTTATAGTGAAATCAAGTTTTGTGTTTGTAGTTCCCCTTTTTATCCCTTCAAAATAAAAAACGGGGCTTTCATATTCCCAATCCTCAATTTTGCCATTTTCTTTTGCCAACTGCAAATATCTTGCATACCACAATTCATAAAATGATTTGAAATAGCAAGTTTTATCCCCAACAACAACCCAACCTCTAAAATTACTTTGCCTTCCCATTTTTGATTAAATCAATGAAATCTTGAGAGAAAAAATGAAATCCATAAAACAATACAACCCCATCGAAATCAACATAAAATGTTGTTTCAAAAAAGCCCTCATAAATGACTTCAATTTCGTACCATAACTGCGACTTATGAATTGAAAAATCAATGGCAGGAGTATTTAACCTTCTGCGTAACGAAAGTTCAGCATAAAACTCACTTATGTATTTGTGCGAGTAATTCTTCATCTTCTTTTTTGGTTTCTGCCCAATCTGAATTTTCGTGTCTGCAAACAATACTTGTATCAACAACGGGGTCTATTCCCCGAAAATAAAGGTCTTGGTAAAAAAAGGTGTCGGAATGGTGTTCCATATTCTTTTCAAAACGAAAAGAAACAAAATTGAAAACACGCATATCAATTAAAGCACAACCTATGCCTTGACCGAAATTGTATTTTGCCTTTCCATCCATAAAAAGTAAACTTTCAGCGTACTCTCTATTCCGATGTCGAATATGCCCCGTAATATCTTCCTCAATCGTGATTAAAAGCGGTTTTCTTTTTACTCCATCCATAAAAGGATAAACACCACACGCAATCGGGCTTTTGTGAGCAAGTAAAAGTTCTATAACATTTTTAGGCGGGAAAACATCGCACTCAATACTCATAAAGTATTCAGCCCCAAACAATTTTGCTTCTGAAACCAAAATGTTTTGAGAATGTGTAATATACATTACCGAAGTAAGATTTTTAGGGGAAAAATGCCTAATGCTACTTATTTCGGGATATTGTCTTTTCAATCTTGAAAAAAGGTCTTTTTGGGGAGAATTGTCCACCAAAATAATGACAAAATTAGGATAGGTAAGTTGAAAAATGTGTTTCAGCCATTTATCAATTACATATTCTTTTTTGTCGGAAATAGGGGCTACTACGGCAACAAGTGGATTTTCTACCATATAAAACGCATATCGTGAACGCTATAAACATTTTTGCCTACAACCCAAGCAATACCTTGAATAAGCCCTGCCTTTTCTCTTGCTTCCCATTTGGTGCGAAATTCCCTCGCATTAGTCCAAAAAGGGGGAAATTCACCAACAATAACTTGCGGTGGCAGAGAAAGGTAGTGTTCCTTTTCCTCTTGTGTAGGGTATCTATTCGGCTTTTTAGGCATACACAAATTTATTTATTATTTAATTACAATGCAAATAAAATATGTGCTGATGTATGCTGATATGTGCTATTGTCTGCGTTTATATGCTTTTTTTAGGGATTTTCATATTGTCAAGCAATGCGAAATTTATGTTCGGTTTCCTTGCCCAATCATCGTTGTTGTCAATAGGTCTATCACTTGGCACTAAACTTTGACTTGGATAAACAATTACATTTTTCAAATTATATTTTTCGATTAAATCGTCTTGTTTGCCCCCGTAACTTGCAGTAAGAATTAAGTTTTTAGGGATATTTCCCAACCTATTTACCCAATAATTTAATGACTTTGTATAAGCCCACATTTCAACCGAAGGATTTTTCCTCGCAAGTTCCAACCAAAGGTCAAAGTATTTTTGATTAAAAAAATCTCCCGAAGCGTGTATTCGTATTGCCTTGCAATCTTTTGGTATTTGTGGCTCACCCCCATTTTTTACCAATTCAAAATTTTTCCACCTATGCTCTCTAACCGCAGGGAATCTCTCGGCACTTGCAGCGTAACACCTATAAGCACCTTTTGTTACATCAAACTTACCGCTTATTCTATCAACAACAACTTTACACTCCATAGCAAAGGGGCAGGTAGTTCCCGTTGGTAGATTCCACTCGTACACAATACCCGAATAGTATTTCTTGTTTTTAACAAACTTTCCAATGCTCATATTCAGAGATTATTTTGATAAAATAAATTTACAAAGTTTCCGACTATAAACTATTCAGTTTTAAATAACAAGATTCAATAATTAAAGCATCGTATAACGCATTGTGCTTGTTTACTTCCCCAATCGGTTTAACAAATGATTCTCTGCTTATATCGGGGTCAATACCCTTCATTAAAAATAGAGTACAAATGTCAAACGGAATGTAAAAAACATTTCTTGGAATGTCAAAAGCCCCGCCAAAAAGGTCGCAAAAAAGAACCCAATCGTAGGCAAGACAATCAGACCAAATTTCAACTGCTTCAAATTGTTCAAGCCACCTTTTTAGTAGAATTGCAATGTGTCTTGACTTTCCCTTAAAAAGCCAAGAATCGCCCTTACAACTATCTGCCCCTAATCCGTGTTCATTTTCATTTAGTTCTAATTTGTCAATCACATTTTCTTTTAGCCAAGAATCAACTTGCTTTTCATCGTAGTCAGTAAATTCGGCATAAAATGTTTTTTCTCCCGAAACCAAGCCAATAGAAATAAGCGTGGTGTTTTTATGCAAACCCGTAAACTCGGTGTCAAGAAACACTTTAGTTCGTTTCATTTTCTAAACTTTCAAAATTTTGTTCAAAATAATCTTTTGCAATTAACCATTGGTCAAGGTGGTTTTTTGGGTTACGAGCAATCATATCCCCTATTTTTGGGCTTCCATTTCGCAAGTCCTCAATCGAAACGGAGTAGATGCTATTTGCGAACCTATCAATATCCCATTGTGTAACGGGTCGCAATTCTGCTATGGATGTCCTGCGGTATTTTTTAAAATCTTCCATATTTTACTTAATGCAGTTTGCCAAACTTCTTAACGCTATTCCATCGACATCAAAAACTTCATACCTTCTTGAAAATTCCAATTTTATTTTCGTTGCGACCTTGCTACAAAGTATGTTTAAGTCGTCTTGGCTATGAATAAGAAATCCGCTTTGAACTTGGTATAAATACTCCCCCTTCTTATCTCCAAATTTACTTGAAATGGCATTGCAGGTTACACTTGTTCCATCTTCAAACAAAATAATCATATCTGCATCTTTTGAAATGTACCCATAAATGTCTGAAAACTTGCTCGTTTTAATAAGAATTGTAAAATAAATTGCCAATGTGGTATTTATCCTTCTCATTTGCACAAAGCCGCTTTCGTAATTTTCGGAAATTAGCCTATTGTCAACAACTAAATCCTTGCTGAAAAAGGGTTTGGTGTCGGTAAATTGATATAAATGCCCATCAAATTCATCTTTTTCGTTTTTTTCGTAGGTGCAATCCCCAACTGCTATTGGCGTTTCGGGTTCAGCATACTCCCAAGTTCCGTTGTTTTTGATAACAATTTTTCGACCATTGTGTGTTTGGGCAATCATACTACCCGCAAAAAGAAATAAGAAAAGAATGTGTTTCATAAAAAAATGATTTTGTTTGTTGAGCAAATGTATGTACGGAATAAATACTATGCAAATAATTAAAGTTAAGGAATGTTAATGTTGGAGAGTTTCCTTCCAATTACTACTCCTTCGGAATTAAGAACATCAACGATTTTGGTGTTTGGAACAAATGTTAATGCTTCGGCAACGCTTTCCCCTTGTTGAGTTGTTACTTGCACCACGCAACCAATAGAAGGAATTTCCATTGCTTTTGTGGACTTCATCCAACCTTCGGATTTAGACCACGCTTTAGAAATTAACTTAAAGGTGTCGCCATCGCCCCAAAATTGAATGTCCGAAACATTTTTTTTAGCACCATTGGAATCGGTGTTTTCAAAGGTTTTTTTACTTTTTTCTTTTCGGCTTCTCCACTCTGCTTTAAGGTCGGCTCTATTTCCCCAATAAATATACCCGTTAATCGTCTGCAAGTTGCCTAAATTTTGAACTTGGCTATTTCTGAAATACGCATTACCACAAATTTTTTGCAATTTGCCTAAACTTTGGATTTGACTATCTTGAAAAAACGCATAACCTCTTATTTCCAACAAAACGCCCAAATCGTTTATGCTCTGAAACTCCGAGAAATCGGCATTGCCATCAATGATTTCGGTTGTTTTTGGGTCAAAATCTTTTAGGTTGGTAATAATTTTCTTGCTCATTTGTTTTAATTTTTATTGGTTAAAATTGATTAGGTTAAAATTTTTGGAGTTAGGTGTAAGCCACAACGGGGGCATACTTGAACGCTATTCCTTTCCGCATAACGCTTTACCGCCAAAATCATTCCTGCTTTTATTTTAAGAGAATCCTCGTCTTGTTTTTTTTGGAAGGTTTCTCTGATTTCATTTTCGGAAACATTGGGATTGGTTTCGGCAAATGCGGAAATAATTATTTCAAGAATTTCATTTTCACTCATTTCCCGAATTTTACGAATCTGCCCGTTTTGGAATCACGAACAAGAGAGTTTTTTTGCAGTTTTTCTAATTGCTTAATTAACACCAAATTTTCATTTCGTAGTCGGGAAATTTCAACTTGAAAATCTTGTACTTTTTGGTTTGCTTTTTGCAGGGCATCGTAGGTTTTTTCCGCAGTTTCCTTTTCGTAGTCAACACGAAGGGTAAACCACATCGCTAATGCGAAAGTGATAATTGCAAAAATGGAAATGACAATAAAGTTGCTCATAACTAAAGGGTTTTTGATTTATGCTTCAAATATATTTACAATGTATTTAATATGCAAATAAAAGGTTCAATAATCATCATCAACGAACAATGGGGCTACGCCTTCAAATTTAGTTTGTCGGATAACCAATTCAAATTTAGAACACGCTTCAACCCTACTCATTTTTTGTTGCAGGATTTCCAAGATTGACCCAACCGAATAAACAAGTCGGTTTTGTTCTATTTCAAGCCCAATTACGGCATCATCAAACCCTTCAAGTTCTTGAAATTCTAATTCGGGGTAAAGGTCTTTGATTGTGGAATAAATGCTCATAAAAATCGTATTGATATGTAAAGTCCAAAAATGCTTCCAAGTGTTGCACCTAAAGAATAAGAGAACCTATCATTGAGAGTTCCAAAAGCGGCTTTTTTGATATTCAAAGTCCAAATCATTGAAATCAAAAACGAACTAATGATAACACCGATGTAATTTTTGTGGGCAAGAAAAATCGTATTCATAGCCACAAACATAATTTGCACAAACGCAGTAATGAAAAGCGATAGATTAAACCCGTACCTTAATAAAACCAATTTGTAATGTTTGTAAACGGCATATAAAATTGCCCCAATTACTTTTAAGTTTGTCATAAAAGGTCGTCAAGCGTAAATTTTTTTCTTGGATTGTTTTGTGGTATTTGCGGTAATGGTGCGGGGATTGGCTCTACCCCGTTTTGTTCGGTAGGTTCAGCCAAAACCCTTTCCTCTAAAGGTTTTGCCATATCGGTAAATTCAAACGGCACTTCATCTTCTTGGTTTTCCAATTCAAGCAAGTTCGCAGCGACAAGTGTAACAACGGGATATTTACGGGTTTTTCCCGAAATTTCCTTTTTGGTTCTAAAACTTACAATCAAGTCAAAAGGAACTTCCTGCCAATTTTTGCCATATTGATTAACCATATCTAATGTTCCAATGATGTTTTCAATGGAAGATTTACTGCCTTTAGTTTCAAACTGCCAAACGCCCAAGCAATCTTGAAGCCCCCGTATTCCAAAACGCAATTTAAGAGTGTGCCTAAACGCTTCGATGCTTGGTACTGATTCTATACCCTTTTGCTCAAATTGATAGGTTTTTGGGTTCATAACTTGGAATGTTTCGCCATCACCATAGGCAATCAAAACACCCTTATCCCATAATTCATACTGCTCTTGAACGAGAAAGTTTGAATTTACATTTGGGAAAAAAATGGGTATTCTGCTTTGGTTTTCCCCAAATTTTGAATAAAAAACACTCTTGTAAGCCCCCGATGCAACAAAATAGTCGGTGCTTTTTGGCAAACCTGCTTCGGTCTTTTCGCCAATTTTGATTTTACCGATTATAGGCGGTTCAATGCTTTTTCCTTTGCGTACAATACGCTTAAATTCATTATCCATTTTCTCTGACATAATTTATTCGGGTTGAAAGATATTCACATTCGGCATACAACAATTCAAAAATTGTATCAACATCGTCTTGTTCGCCTTGATATTCATTTGAAGCGGTATGGAAAGCAAAAGAAACATCAAGCCCTAAATCCGAAATCAACTTTTTAAGTTCATCAACCAATGGAATCAAATCGCCATAACTTGTTTTTTTGATAATATCCACAATGCTAACGGAATTAAAAACCACTTCGATTTTTTTAGTGTCGGGGCTTTTTTCCCCAATGTTTTGTAGTTCATCAATACAAACTTGCAAAAAGAGTTTTGGTCGGGTAATATCTTTGACTACCCAAATTCGTGAATCAGCCCCACCTTTGTAATGCCTACGCAGGGCAATTACATTGGTATAGGTTTCTAAATCAAATAAAGCAGAGGCAATGTAAATGTTCATAACTTGTATTTTACTGCCAAAGTAAGCAACAAAAATTGGAAACAACAATACATATAGCACATAAAAATATCCCAAAGTTTTCAACAATTTGCAAACAGCAGCACGAATAAGCCCGAAATACAAGCGTATAACACGCATCTTAAAATACAAAAAAAACTTTTTAACACAAGTTTTTAATATGTTGTTGAAAACTTTGTTTGCCTAAATTGGCAGAAGTCCTTAACATTGTTCCACAAATCAAATCAAATGAAAGTAGTTATTTTTGACCTTGAAACTACGGGTGTAAGTGTAACCCAAGACCGAATAATCGAAATCGCACTTAATAAAGGCGAGTTAATTCAAACTGAAAACGGCAGGTGGGATTTTGTTTCTGAACGGCAGTTAAAGCAAGTTTGCAATCCCTTTGCCGAAGATTATGTTGATGATGCGGGAAATAGGATTACCGAGTTAAACCCTTTTGTGCTTGAATTAACGGGGTTGCAAGAAGATTTAATACGATTTTTTAGCCCATATTTTAAAGAAGTTGCAAGAACGGCAGAAGCGTTTATTGGCGACCTGCCTTTAGTTGGCTACAACATTGACAATTTCGATTTTCCGTTGCTTGTAAGAGAAATGGAAAGGGCGGGTATTAAAAAGGAGTGGAAAAATCCAACCATTGATGCCCTTACATTGTATAGAAAAATGTTCCCTTCTACCCTTTCAGCAGTTTATGAACGATTAACGGGAAAAACATTCAGACACGCACACCGAGCAATGTTTGATGTGAACGCAACGGCAGAAATAATTTGCCATTTGTTTGAGTTCCATTTGCCTATTGATGATAAAGCCCCCGATTTTGTAATGGAATCAATAAGTGGCAAAAGGTCAGATATTGATAGAAAATTCAAGTACGATGAAAATATCGGAGATTGGGTATTTATGTTTGGAAAGCATAGGGGCAAAGCGGTTAAGCAAAATTTGGACTACCTTAAATGGATGATGATGCCCGACACCGATTTTCACGAATCAACAAAGCAGTTTGCAAGAGAAATCTTTTTTGATGAAGTTGCTAAACAAAGCGGAATACCCTTCGCAGAAAACAATGAAAATGAATAAATTAACCTTAAACTTTGTACCAAGACAAGTTACAAAGCACAAAAACAAAACCTTGATTTTAGCGGTTTTCGATTCAAAGAAAAATTGGGTGAAAAAAAACCCATTCAAGCCCATTGTTTGCCCCGTTCAAAACAAGATTGTTATAGAATTACAAAGTCGAAACTTTGAAAACACAATGATTGCATATTTCATTTCTGATATTGGTTCGGAAACGGAAATCAAGAAGAATTTTTTGGGTATTCCTACCCAACCATTCGGGTTTGTAAATATGCCCGTTTTATCCTTTCCAAATTACGACAAACTGCGTATCACAAAAGAAAATTTAATATCCCAAAACGGAATTTTTGTAGCAAACATTTTTACAATCCTATGAAATTACACATTCTTACTACCGAGCAGGTTTTTGAGTACATTAAATCAAACAACAACGGCATAGTTCCAAGAGGTTGTTCATATCGAAGTTTAAATGCAAGGGCGTTAAGTTCAGACCTTCCCAAAAAAATTATTGTAGGTAAAAACGAGGGGAATAGAATTAACCTTTGGGCAGTAGCCGACCTGCAAGACCTTTTAAACTTACTTGTATGAGCCAAGAGCAGATTGACCAATCGCTTTTTGACTTAAAATTAGAGCAAAGTGTTTTAGGCACTTTTCTTATCAATAGCGTTTATTTCCAAATTTCTTTGGCTGACATTAGTGGAGAGGTTTTTTGCTTGGAAAAGAACCAAAACTTTTACGATTTATTGCGTTTTGTTTACGATGAAGAAGGCAAATTTGACCTAAATAGAATTTTCGCTGAAATTAGGTTTCAAAAGAAAGAAGAAGAATTTTCCAATGCGTTCATTGCTGAAATTTTCGGGGAAGCGGATATTGACAACCTTCACGATTTTTGCAAAATACTCAAAGCGTATTATTTAAGGCGTTCAATGAACTTGCTTGGAAATAAGTTGTTAGAGGAATCAAAAGATGGAGAAGTAAACCCTTACGACCTTTACGAAGAATCCGTAACGGCACTTTCAAGGGTTTCCGAACAAGCGAGTAGAATTAAAGTTATTACCGCAGTAAAAGGGCTTATGGAATACATTACTTTAGAGCCGAAAGATAGAAAATCAACGGGGCTTGACCTATTGGATGCACGATTTAATGGCGGGGTTTTTGAAACCGATTTGGTAACGATTGGGGCAAGACCCGCTATGGGCAAAACGGCATTTATTTGTTCGGCTTCTTACAATCTTGCATCAAGGGGCAAAAATGTTCTTATCTTTTCATTAGAAATGAATTACGAGCAGATTTATATGCGACACCTTGCGATGCACACCAAAGAAACATTTGCATCGGTAAATTCAAAAAGGTTTTTGCACCAAGATTCATTTTGGGCGAGGTTCAAGGAGTTTGAGGAAAAGATTGCCCCGCATATTTTTTACATTGATAAATCGGGAATGACATATAACCAAATTATCAATGAAATAAAGCGTTTATGTAAGCAACACCAATTCGATGCCATTTACATTGACTATCTTCAAAAAACTTTGGGCGAAGCATCAAGCAATGTTAGGATTGAAGTTACAAATGCAGTACAATCTATCAAAAGTTGTGCGAAAGAAGTAAAAACACCGATATATTTGCTTTCTCAATTAAAGCGTGAAGTGGACACAAGGGCAATTCCAAGACCAACCTATGCCGACCTTATGGAATCGGGTTCGATAGAAGCGGAATCTGACCGAGTTTTGTTACTTTACCGACCAATCGCTTATTACGACAAAAGAAAAGATGATAAGTTTCTTACCGAAATGATTAACGGAATGGAACAACCCACACAAAATTGGGGAGAGGTAATTATTGACAAGGATAGACACGATGGCGGTAATGGCGGAGTTTGGATGCCTTTTGATGGCAGGACAATGTATTGGTGCAATTTTGAAAGCGAAATTACATCGGACTACGCAAATCCAAGCGGAAACGGGCAGAGATATAATGATGAAGATAGCGTAAAATCTTCTCAATTTTCAAATCCAAAAACACCGAGTTTAGACGATTTTGAATCACCCTTTTAATGGCAAAGCGGAAAGCAAATAACAATCCCAAAAAGCCCCAAAAACCAAAAAAAAGGGGCAGACCAAGAAAGAGGGTAAATCTTTCCGTTAAATTCTATTGGCAAATTTATAGGGCTTTAAAAGCGTATTACAAAAAGGAAAAATACAATGTTGAGCCGAGATTGTTGCGTATTTATGCTAAAGATGCCAACAAGTATTTAGAAGAAAAAGCAAGAAGGGAAGGAAGGCAACGGCAAAAGGAAATTGATTTTTTCATAAAAATCATTGAGGGGGGCGAAGAAACGAAACTCCAAAGAGAGGAATTATTTGAACTTTTAAATCTGCCATTTCCCGAATTTAAAATTTCTTCGGGATTTTGGTATTGGGAATTAGAAAATGAAACAATAAACATTCCGAGAGGGGTAAATTTTATCATAAATTACACTCTAATTGGTGATGAAGATGCCTTTTTTGAGGGTATTCGTGGGGAAATACCTTACTCTGAAATCGTAAACAAAATAAACGACTATGTTCGCTATGGTGGCGTTCCGAGAGATTCATCAAATGTTCCAATTTGGGATGCTCTTGTTTTAGAAAATGGGGAAAAAATCGTTATTCTAACACTTGTCGAACAAGATTTTGAGGGTATTCCAATGCCCGAACCCGAACCCGAAGATGAAGGGGAAGGGCAAGGCGAGGGTGCAGAGGAAAAGCCGAAAGGGGGCGAAAAAGGCGACAAACCAAGCCCAAAAGAACAAAAGGAAAGGGAACGCAAAGCAAAAGCCGAAGCCGACAAAGCCGACATTGATAAGTTATTTGCCTTGTTAAATGGTAAATTAGACGAGCAGGGCAGAGTGCTTGACATTTTGATTAAAAAGAAACAAGCGGGAATGGGATATAAAGCGGAACAAAGCAGATTGAAAGTGCTTGAAAAAGAAATTGAGGAACTGCGTAAAAAAATTGATGAATTGCAATGAAAACCAAATTAGCAGGGAATAAAACTGCGTTTACGAGCCACCTTAAAGATGCCAAAATTGCAAGGGAAAATTTCGTTGCTCAAAAAAGTGGAAGTGTACTCAAAATTGTTAAAAACGACCAATGCCTTACTTTCCTTACCGCCCCAAAAGCCGAAAAAAATAGTACGCTTTTACAATGTTGCAAGGATGTAAAAATTTCAGCAGAAAAATTCATAGAAAAAAGGGGCAATCCAATTTCAGAGGATTATTTTATCCCTACGGAATTTTCAAATTTTGATGATTTAGTTGAGGGTATGGCTCTCTTTAGCATTGATGTTAAAAGTTGCTATTGGAGAAGTGCTTATTTGCTTGACATTATTTCGCTTGAAACCTACCTAAAATATCTACCAAACAAGTTAGACCGAAATAAAGCGATAGGATGCCTTAAAAGGAAAACCGAGAGCATATACTACCAAAGCGGGGTTGAGGTGCGGAGAGAGGTAAAAGAAAACGAATTGGGGCTGATTAACACCTACATTAAGTCCTACATTTACGACATTTTTTTAGAAGCAAAGGAAAAATTTGAACTTTACCACTATCATACTGACGAATTTTGGATTGGGATTGGAATGGCGGGGGAATTGGATGCTTTTTTGAAATCAAAGGGATTTAGAACTACTTGCAAAATCTTTAAGGTTCTTGAAATCAAAGATAATGGGGTTTCCGTTTTCTTTCCAAAGGAAAAAATCGTTAAATTCGTGAGGAAAAAGAAAGAAAATGGCACAAAAGTTTTACGCAAAATCGGGAACGCAACGACTTAAACGCAATCCATTTGCGGTTGGTTTTTTAGACCTTTTTGTTAATTCGGGTACAATTCCTGCGGGAACGCAAGTTGATGTTGAAAAATTTGTTGTTGAAAGGTATCAAGATGGAAATAAAAGGTTTGCCGTTTTGACCGATGGGGATTATGTTGATGCCGACAAATTAGTTTCTTATTCCTTTTTGCCCGAATCCGATAGATTGGTTCAATCAAAACCTAAAAAGTTCCCCGCTTGGGCAATGTTCGCTATTGGAATTGCAGTAGTTGGCGGGGTATATTTGGGCGGTAGGCGTTTGTTTAGAAAGCGGTAATCATTTTTTGCCACGAAGTAGAAAAAATCCGAGCAGCAATCCTAAAGCCAAAATTGAAGCACCTTCCATTTGCTTAACACGATAGTCCTCTCCCGTAATTGCTTCCACAAAATCTTCGCAGTCAAAGAAAAACAAGTGATATTCTTTTCTTTTAGCAAGATATTTTCGCATTAAATCATCGGTGGAAATTCCCGAAATCCGAGTTTTGTTTACACGCAATAGTTTTCTATCCCCAAAAAACTTTTCCCAAGAATCAATGGCACTTCCTTTCTTTGGTGTATTGTGAATCAAATTTGGTTTGCCATCAATTTCAATATAAACCCCAAAATGATTGATTAAAGGGTAGGTAGTTTTTGTTTCTACAACATCCCCATTTTGTATTCCCGTAGGCAAATTTGGAACTTTCATTTAGCAAAGTTAAAAAAAGGGGGCGGCACACAATAGGTAACCAAACAAACTATGTAGAAAACCCGCCCCCCAATTCACTAAATCCGATGCAAAAATAGTGTTTTTTCTTTAAAGCCATAATCGGGTACGTTTTTCATAAGTTATTTATTAAAGGTTTCGTTGTAGTAATGTTCTGCTGTCAAAGTGCCACCTTGAACTACATAAGCATCATATTTATCTGCAAATTCAATTATCTGCCCGTTCTCGATTGTTTTTGCTTTTTTCAATGCCCTAAGTAACTCAATGCCAATTTCAATCTTAACACTTGAAGGTAGGATATCTTGTAGGTCTTGCCAAAATTGCTCTACTGCCGTTTTTTGCTTGTTGCTCATAGTTGTTGTTTAACGATTTCAATTAGTTTGTTAAGACATTCAAGTTCTGCTTCTTCTTCTCTACCACCTTCAATTAAATAATTTATCATTATTGTGTGATGCGGAAACACCCCATATTGTTCTCTTAAATTATACTTCTCTCTAAACCATCGAAATGCTTGTTGGTAAAGTGGTGCTGAACATACTTGTCCATGAAATTGCTCATGTGATTTACATTGAGTAG